TCTTAAAAAATAGATTTGGTGATACAGACCCATACCAAATAATTTCAGAGTGCGATTTAAGCAGAAATGTTTGTCGTGATTTGGGTATTTGTTATGTACCACAGGATTGGTAATTATGACTGTAGTAGATTTAAAAAAGTACATTTATAACAACAGTAAAATTGAATTTATCTTGACAAATTTAGGTTGCCAAAAGATTAAATATCACGTTAATAAAGAATATTATTCTGCAACTCAGCCTGATGGGGATAATCCAATGGGTGTTGTCATATATGATAACTCTTATTTAAACTACCGTAGTTATTCACGAAATATTGGACTTGACGAGGACGATAGAGCAGATATTATCGACTTAGTTGAGGGAGTTAAGAATTGTAAGTTTATTGACGCTGTTAAATATTTGCATAATGTATTGGATTTGCCTTTTAATCTAACCCGACCTGTTAAAAGGGTTAATACCGCTGCGGATATTGTTTTTAAACATTTTACTAAATATAAATATCATACTTTTTCAGATGTTAAAGACTTGGAATATCTAAGAAATGATGTTTTAAATGATTATACCCCTTTGTTATATATAGGGTGGTATAAAGAAGGTATAATGCCGTGGACGAGAAAAAAATTTGATTTACAGTATTCTTATCGGCGTAAAAGAGTGATTATTCCTTTAAGATATTGGGCGAATGGCGAATTACTTGGAATTAATGCTCGGACGGTTATAAATAACTATGAAGATTTGGGTATTAAAAAGTATTACCTTACCCCTTCTTATCCTAAAAGTGCTAACTTATACGGTCTATGGGAGAATGAACAGAGTATAAGAAAAGCCGGATATGTAGTTGTTTATGAAGCTGAAAAATCGGTTTTAAAACGTGATTCTTTAAATGATTCTACGGGAGTTGCATTACAAGGACACTCAATATCCGATGAGCAAGTAAGGATATTAACAAGTTATTTAAACGATGTTGATATTATTATCGCTATGGATAAGGACGTTTCGCTTACAGAAGTACGATTTATGTGTGAGAAATTTTACCGCCGAAAAAATGTTTATTATATCGTTGATAAATACAATTTAATCGGTGATAAAGATAGTCCGGCAGACGCTTCAAATAAAATATTCAATTATCTTATGAAACACAAAGTCAAGTATGACGAAAAAGAACATAAAATATATGAACGAGAAATGAACAGGAAGTGATTACTATGGACTTTTTAAATACCATACTACTTGAAATGACTAAGGGTAATTTTTCTTTTGCGATTCTTGTAGTTGGTATTATTCAGATAGTAATTATGATAATTAATGTACGTCAAAACAAAATTAAAAGGAGAAATGATTATGGGAATTTTTAAGAGAAAAAAGAAACCATCAGTCGAAAAAGTTGCAGAAAAAGCTAAGAAAAAGATTTACATTGAACTGCAAACTTCTGACGATGTTAAGGAATTTACTGATATTTGTAATAGTATTTCAGCCGATATAAGACTTTGCGGTGTTGATGAAAACGGCGTAGAAGAATGGAATACTAATGCTAAGAGTCTTCTTTGTAATTTAGGTATTGCTAATATTATTAACAACAAAGAGAAATTTGCTCACGCTAAGGAGATTGCTAATTCAATTGGTAAGGCTGATTGGAATACGGTTTACGTTGAGTGTGACGAGGATATTTATAATCAGATTAGCAAGTTTGCGAGGTAAATATGAAGTTATCCAAAGAAGAACTTAATCAAATTCAAGCTAAGTTAGGCGTTGATACTCTTTATAGTTGGTCGAGAATTGATAAGTTTATAAGTTCTCCGTATGAGTATTTCTTAAAATATGTATTGAGGGCTAAAGAAGATAACACAAATTCTGTCTATCCGATTATGGGTGGTATTTGTCATAGTATTCTTGAAAAGTTTTACAATGGCGAAATCAAGTACGAAGATATGGAAGATTATTTCGTTGACGCTTGGACTAATGCTATTGATATTTCGGGATTGAAATTTGACAGGTGTGATGGCGAGAAAAATGAAAAGATTGGCGATAGATATTATGAGAATCTTAAAGAATTTTTCTTGCACCATAAACCACTTGAAAAGGAGCGAGTGAAGAATGAGCAATTTGTTACAATCAAAACCGGCACTTCGTATTTACAAGGCTATATTGATGTTATCTATAAAGAGCCAAAGACGACACCTGAAACGAGCGAAGAAAAAAGCGATGAGAAATCTAAAGAATCTAAACAAATCTATCGAATCATAGATTGGAAGACCTCTACTAAATATAGTGGTAAAAAGGTTGAGGAATTATCGGGGCAGCTTGTATTATATGCTCTTGCGTTAATACAGAAAGGTATAGCGAAAGAGAATATTAAAATTTGTTGGAATTTCTTAAAATATGTTACGGTCAAATACCACGATTCCAAAGGTAATGAGAAGTATCGTGATATTGAGCGTAGAGAGTTGGGTGAGAAATTACAGTCAAATGCTAAAATGTGGCTTAAAAAACTCGGTTATTCATTACAGGTTGATTATTATTTGAAACGACTTATAGATACTAACGATATTAATTGTCTACCTGATGAAGTAAAGGATATGTTTGAGGTTGACGATTGTTATGTTTACATACCGTTATCCGATAAGTTAATTGAGAAGTGGACTGACCTTGTAATTGCCACAATCAAGGATATTGAGTTACGAGAGAAAGATTATAACGAAACTGGTAACGAAATGATTTTCTTTGATACCGAAGAACAGGTCAAAGCTAATTCTTATTATTTCGCTAATTTATGCGGTTATAGTGCAGAATTACACAAGCCATATAATGAATATCTTAAAACGCTTGAAGAATCTGATAGTGCTTTTGGTAATACGTTCAAAGGAGTTGGCGGTAATACAACCACCACTTCTGCAAAAGACGATGATTTAAGCTGGCTTAATGAGTTAGAATGAGGTGGTTAAATTGAAATGTAGATTAAAACCAAATTCAAAACAGTTTATTCAACAGAGATTAAAAGCAAATAAAACAAATGTAAGCGGTGGATTTATGAGGTCGCTGGCGACTTATCCGTTTATTAATTCGCTTGAAATCCTTAGTCATTATTCTGAGGGTAAATCAGTCGAAACGCTTGTTGATGTTGTTGATAAACTTAAAAAGGGCGAAACTCTTGAATATACAATCGTTACAGGAGATGACGATAAAGAAAAATCTGAGTTTACAATGTATCTGAAATATAATGGTTATGCTGATTTTCAGTATTATACAAGTGTTGAAGATACATATAAAACACGAGAAGGTATTTACACTAATGCTTATAAGTTGATTGCTGATTTATTTGTTAAACTAATCAATTTGAGAACTTATAACAATAAAATCCCCGAAGATTTTTATATTGAGAATGATATAGAAGTTACAGTAGGTGATTTTATCATCGGCAAAGAACTGAACAATGGTGTACGAATGGTTTGTATGTTACCAATACAGAATAGTTTAATTAAAAGAGAAACTATAGAAAACTGAGAGGATAAAAATGATAGCAGAATATGAAAACTATCATAAACACGACAGAGTATCGAATATCTTTACTCCTGATAGTCACATCTTTACTATTGATTATATAAATAGAATTAAAGAACTCGGATACGGGTGTTATTTTACTACGAATCACGGCACAGGCGGTGATGTATTTGAGTCTTTAAGTTTATGTAGAAAACACGATATTAGATGTATATTTGGAGTTGAGGGTTATATTGTTGAAAATCCTTATGAAAAAGATAGTCGTAACTATCATATTGTAATTATTCCAAAAGACAATGTAGCGAGAAAAAAGGTTAATTTGATACTCAGTCGTGCAAATATGGAGGGTTATTATTATAAACCTCGTATTTTTATTGAAGATTTATTGAAGTTAAATCCCGATGATGTGTTTATTACTACTGCTTGTGTTGCCGGTATCCTAAGAGATAAAAACGCAATTCTGAATATCTTTATGCCGTTAATGAAACACTTTGGCAAAAACTTATTTCTTGAAGTACAGAATCATAATGAAATTAATCAGAAGATAATTAATAAGACCTGTCTTAAATTAGCTGATAAATTCAATCTTGAATTGATAGCTGCTAATGATAGTCATTATATTTATCCTGAACAAGCTAAAGATAGACTTGAATTTCTTAAAGGTAAGGGTATGAATTACGGCGATGAAGATACTTATATTTTAGATTATCCTGATTATGATACCTTTTATAATCGGTTTATGAAACAAGGTGTGTTATCCCCGTTACAGATAGAAACCGCCATAAGAAACACGTTGATATTTAGGAATTGTGAGGATATAAATATTGATTACAGTATTAAAATGCCGAGTATCTATCCTAATTTATCTGCTGATGAAAAAATCGTTGAGTTAAAATCTCACGTTTCTAAACGATTTAAAGAGATTATTAAAACAGACGAGATAACAGCCGAAGAATTACCAATATATAAACAAGGTATTCGTGAGGAAATGAAAGTAATTGAGCAGACAAAAGAAATAAACACAGCCGATTACTTCTTATTTAATGAGAAATTAGTTGATTTAGCTGTTAATAAATACAAAGGCGTACTTACTCGTACTGGTCGTGGTAGTTGCGGTGCTTTCTATATTAATAAGATTCTTGGTATGACTCAGCTCGATAGGTTTAGATTGGATATTAAACTATATCCTGAGAGATTTATGAGTACGGCAAGACTTCTTGAAAATAGAGCCTTGCCGGATATAGATTTCAATGTTGTATCACAAGAGCCTTTTGTTAAAGCTGCTAAAGAACTTCTCGGTGAACACGGCTGTTATCCTATGATTGCATACGGTACTATGCAGATGGGTGAAGCGTTTAGAAATGTTTGCCGTACTCACGATTTACCTTATGATGAGTATAATGAGGTTGCGAAAAACATTGAAGATTATTCCGAAAATAAAAAGTGGAAACCGTATATCGAAGAAGCTAAGAAATATATTGATGTTATAGTATCGGTTTCTCCACACCCTTGTGCCCACGTTCTTGACAACAAAGATTTACGAGAAGAATATGGTGTAGTAAAAATCGGTGATAGCTTTTGTGTAATGGTAACATCAAGTGAAGCCGATGAGTTTAAAATGCTCAAAGATGATTTTCTTATTGTTACAGTATATAAATTGATTGATGAAACCTTTAAATTAATTGGTAAGCCTATTATCACAGTAAAAGAATTATTAGATTCTATTAAAGATGATAAGAGAATATGGGATATATTCGCAAAAGAATTGACTTGTACTCTTAATCAGGTCGATGGTGATTGGGCTACCTCGTTACTTAAATCGTTTAAGCCTAAGAACTACTCTGATATGGCTATGTTCGTAGCTTGTCTAAGACCGTTCTTTAATGCTTGGCGTGATGGGTTTATAGCAAGAGAAGATTTTACAACGGGTTCTAAATATTTAGATGAGGTTTTATCTTCTACAAATGGCTATATTTTATTCCAAGAGAATCTTATGCAATACTTTGAATGGCTGGGTGTAACTCCGGCTGAGTCAATTGGATTGATAAAAAAGATTTCAAAGAAAAAGATTAAGCCCGAAGATTTCAAAAACCTCGAAGAACGTATCAAAACAACGTGGTTGAAAAACACGGGTTCTATGGACGCATTTGATACAACGTGGGAAATGATACAAGGTTGTATGAGTTATGGTTTTGCGAGTCCCCACGCTGTTGCAACGGCTATTGATTGTCTATATGGAGCGTACTTAAAGGTTCATTATCCTCTTGAATATTATACTGTTGCTTTAACGGTTTATTCGGGTGATTTAAAACGTACCAATAAACTCAATAATGAGTTATCACATTTCGGTATTACACTCTATCCGATTAAATTCGGTAAATCTTCTGCGAAGTACACTATAGATAAAGAACACAATGCTATATATAAAGGTATTGGTTCAATCAAGTATTGTAATGAGCAAATGGCTGAGGAATTATTTGAGTTATCTCAATCAAGAAAATTTAAAGATTTTGTTGAGTTATTAAATTGTATCTCTGATAAAGAGAACAAGATTAGTATTAATATAAAGCAATTAAAAATTTTGATTTCTTTGAATTACTTTTCTGATTTTGGTAGAAGTGCTTATCTATTGCGAATCGTTGATTTATATTTTGGCGTTAAGATGACAGTAGGAGTAAAATCAACTCTGAAAACGGTTTTACCCTCTATATTAACTTGTAGTCAAATTAACAAAGAAAAACTACGAGAACCCGATAAAGATAGAGATAAGGGTTTACCAGCTTATGAAGATTATGGAGTAACAGAATGTATTGTAAGACAGTATTCAAATAAAGAAACCGCTAAACAATACCGAGAAATTGATAATAAGGGTTTGTTAAAAGCACTTATTAAAAACATACCAAATAAATCGCTTCACATACAAGAGTATGTTAGAGCCGAGATAGAATACCTTGATTATAGTACATATAAAGATAATAAATCAGAAGAAAACCTTTATATTGTAGTATCATACACGACCTATAAATCAGATACAAAACCGTATATTGTAGTACACAATCTCCGTACAGGAGAAGAAGTATCAACCAAAATTTCGCAGAGCAAGGTTTATAAACAAAATCCATTTGGATTATACTCAATTTTGAAAATCAATAAATTCGATAATAAGAACAAAAGAAAATTGGTAAATGATAAATGGGTTGAAGTCGAAGAAACCGAACAGGTATTGACCGAATATGAAGTTGTAAAGAGGTAGATATGGGTAAAGATTTAGAACAGATGATAAACTTTAAAGGAGTAATGGAGCGTAAGGTTTACGATTCAGATGATTTTAAAGTTTATGGTATGAGAGTAAATAAAAACTTGTACCCCGATATAAAAGTTAATAGATACGGTAATGTAAGTATTTGTGGTGAGTTAATTGATTTAGATGGTGGTGTTGAATATACTATTGCTGCTATTCCGAAAGAAACAAAATACGGCACTTCATATGAGGTGGTTAATATTTCAAGAGATGAATTAACTGCTCCCGAAGATATATTTGAGTTCTTATGTGGGATTCTTACTATTAATCAAGCTACTGAAATCTTTACTAAATATCCTGATATTATTCAATTAGTAAAGAATGGGCGAGTCAAAGAGATTAATGTTAATAATCTTAAAGGTATTGGAGAGAAAAGTCTTGATAAGATTGTAAATAAAATTATCGAGAATTTCTGTCTTGCTGATTTAATTATTGAGTTTAAAGGTTATTTGAGTTTTACAATGTTGAAACGAATTTATGAAAAATATACTTCCGTTGAGATGTTGAGAAAGAAACTCAGAGAGAATCCCTATAAGTGTTTATGCTCTATTGCTTCTGTAGGATTCTCTAAGGCTGATACCTTGTTAATTGAAATGCAAGCCAATGATGTTGTTGAGTTTGAATATGACTTAAAAACTTCTGAGTATCGCTGTGCTGCTTGTGTTAAATATCTGCTTCAACAAAATGAAGAAGAAGGTAATACTAAAGCAAATATCATACAGATACGAAAACAATGTATTAAGTTAGTACCGTCCTGTTGTGATAAATTTCCGTCTGCAATTCAAGATTCTGATATTATCTATAACAAAGATACATTGATGATTGCGTTGCGGTCTACTTATGATAAAGAAAAGTATATAGCAGAAACAATAATTGACAATGTTGAAACCGATAATAAATGGGATTTTGACGTTGAAAAATATAAAAAGGTAGATGGATTTGATTTATCCGAAGAACAGCTTGGTGGTATTAAGAATCTGTGTAAGTATAATATTAGTATGCTTATCGGAGCAGCCGGTTGTGTAGATTGTGATACTGAATATTTTAATGGTAGAGAATGGAAGAAAATATCAGATTATACCGAAGGAGAAAGAGTGTTACAATATAATGAAGACGGAACGGCTGAATTAGTATATCCTTATAACTACATAAAACATAAAAATAATCAACTATGGTTGTTTGAAACCAAATATGGTTTAAATCAATGTTTATCAGATAATCATAACTGCGTTTACATTACGTCAAGAGGGAATATACAAATAATACGTTTTAAAGAATTGCGAGAACGGCACGAAAAAAATGGCTTTAGGGGTAAATTTATTACTTCTTTTTGTTATAGCGGTAGGGGTATTGATTTATCAGATGATGAAATAAGATTAATGATTGCCACTTTTGCTGATGGTAGTTTTTATAAATCTCAAATGAATTATTCCGATTCAACATATAGACAAGCGAGATTCCATTTAAAAAAGAAACGAAAAAAACAAAGATTAATAGAAATTGTTAATAGGCTCGGTTATGAGTATAGAACAACACAATCAGCAGAAAAAGGGTATGATGATTATTATGTAACAGTACCTTTTAGGTATAAACATTTTCCTAAAGAGTGGTATAATTGCAACGAACATCAATTAAGAGTAATAGCCGATGAAATAAATTATTGGGATAGCGATTATTTAAAGAAAAATAGGTATTCTACTACAAGTAAAAATGACGCAGATTTTGTTCAGTTTGTTTTTTCATCTTTGGGGTATAGAGCAACTATTGCAATAATCGACAGACAAAATCAACCTTATACAACAAATGGTAAAATATATATTAGAAAAGCAATAGAATACGTTGTTCACCATACAAAGCGAAATTTAATACAGATGTGTGTCGACAATAGACCTAATCATATTAAAACTCCAATAACGCCATATATAACAAAAGATGGGTATGAATATTGTTTTACTGTTCCCAGTCATATGCTTGTACTTCGTAGAAATAATAGAATTTTTATTACTGGTAATTCAGGAAAAAGTGCGTCCACACAAGCTATTATTAATATGCTTGATGACAATGGTTTATCGTATTCCATTTTCGCTCCCACGGGTAAAGCTGCAAAAGTTATCAAAGGTTACACTAATAGACCGGCAAGTACAGTTCACAGAGGATTATGTTACAATCCGAAAACAGGTTGGGGTTTAAATAAAGAAAACAAGATTGATACAGATGTTGTTATTTGTGATGAGTTTTCTATGGTAGACGTTGACTTGTTTACACATTTGATTGACGCTATTGATTTCAATATAACACGACTTCTTTTGATTGGTGATAATGCTCAGTTGTGTTCTGTCGGTTGTGGTAATCTACTTCATAATTTTATGGAGATTGATTGTATTCCTACTACGGTATTGACGAAAGTATTTAGGTACTCAGATGGCGGTTTGATGAAAGTCGCTACTGACACAAGACTTAATCGAAAATATCTTACCGATGATATGAAACGACAGATTACTACTTTTGGTAACAATAAAGATTATACTTATATTGACTTACCACCTGAAATGATTACAAATCAAGTTGTTGGGCTTTATCGTAAATTATTAGAGAATGGTAATGAAGTTGAGGATATTCAAGTTTTGAGTTCTCAAAAGAAAGGCGATTTAGGTACACAAAAACTTAATGAGATTATTCAAAAGGTTGCTAACAAAAGATATGGTAGTCCAATGAATATTACATATGGTGATACCACTTACTATGTTGATGACATTGTTATACAGAACGTCAATAATTACAAGGCTCATAAGTGTTTGAAAAATGGTGAATTGAGGTATACGCCGGAAGGTAAAGCAATAGAAGTTTTAATTGCTAACGGCGAAACGGGTAATATCCGTTTAATTAAAAATAATATAGTTGTTATTGATTTTGATGGTGAACTTGTAAGATATACGAAAGAAAATCTCAAAATGATACAGTTAGGGTACTGTATTACGATACATAAGTCGCAAGGAAGCAGTATTAAAACTGTAATTTTAATTACCCCTCAATCCCATATTTATATGCTAAATTCTAATTTAATCTACACAGGATTAACGAGAATGAAAGAAAAGTGTTATCATTTCGGTTCGGTTCAAACCGTGAATCAAGCTGTTATGAAAAAAGCACATTTAAAACGTGATACTAATATGGTTGAATTGATGACAAAAAGAATTGAAGAAAATAAAAATAAATCAGAAACACACTAAATTTTTTATATTGTTTATTGTATAATAATAGTGTAAAACAAATATTACAATTTCGTTTTTGAGATTGTAATGTTTGTTATTTAAACAACGTGAATAATAATAAAGGAGTGATGAGAATGAAAGTTATCAAACGAGATGGCAGACAGGTTGAGTTTGACAAAGACAAGATTGTTAGTGCTATCTCAAAGGCTATGAAAAACGGTAGTGGTATTTATAAACCGCAGATTGCACAGAGTATAGCCGATGAAATCTACGAAGAAAACAGAGATTCTAAATTCGTTACAATTTCAGATATTGAAACTCAGGTTTTCAATAAATTGATAACTAAGCGTCAAAAATTAACTGCAAAATCATATGAAGATTATCGTAGTATTAGAGAATTTCAGAGAGAACATAATTCTATTGAAGACGAAATCAAAGAGATGGTTGGCGGTAAAAACGAATATTGGAACACAGAAAATTCCAATAAGAACGTAAAAGAAATAAAAGTCCAGCGTGATTATATGGCTGGTATTGTAAGTAAATATATTGCGAGAAAAGACTTACCACCTGATGTAATCGAAAATCACGACAATGGAGCAATTCATTTTCACGATGTAGATTATTATGCCGAAGAAGCTAAGAACAATTGTTGTGTATTTAATCTTGACGACCAATTACAGAATGGTACAGTAATGAACGGTAAGACTATTGAGAAACCACATAGATTGATTACTGCAACAACAATAGCTACACAGATTATTACGGCTGTCGCTTCTTCTCAGTATGGTGGTACAACGATTACTTTAACGCATTTAGCTCCTTTTGTAAGAGATAGTTATAATAAACATTTAGAAGATGTAAGAAAAGAATTTGCAGAAGTTATTGATTTCTTCTCTACAACTAATAAATCCGATGAGATTGAAAAGATAATTATTCGGAACGCAAAGCAAAGATTAAAGAAAGAAATCGAAGATTCTGTACAGACTTTCAATTATCAAATTAATACAATGTTCACAGTCAACGGACAAGCACCATTTTTGAGTGTTTTTATGTATTTAGGTGAAACCGATGAATACAAAGAAGAACTTGCTATGCTTATCGAAGAATTTTTTAAACAGAGAATCCTCGGTATGAAAAATGAAGTTGGTGAATATGTTACTGTTGAATTTCCTAAATTGCTTTATGTTTTAGAGAAAGATAATATATTTGAAGATTCAAAGTATTATTATCTCACTAAACTTGCAGCTTTATGTATGGCAAAGAGAATGACACCTGACCCGATTTCTGAAAAGAAAATGCTTGAACTCAAAGGTGACGTATATCCCTGTATGGGTTGCCGGTCATTCCTTACCCCCGACAGATTTACAGATAATGGTATTGGTAATATTGCTAATGCTAAAAACTATATTCCGAATAAACACAAGTATTACGGTAGATTCAATCAGGGTGTAGTCACAATTAATTTGGTTGACGTTGCTTTATCTTCCGAGGGTGATTTTGATGTGTTCTGGGATTTACTTGATGAAAGATTAGAGTTATGTCATAAAGGTTTAAAATGTAAACACAAGAAACTCTTGGGTATTACATCTGATGTTGCACCTATCCTTTGGCAACACGGAGCATTTGCAAGACTTAAAAAGGGCGAGAAAATAGATAAACTGTTATATAATGGTTACTCAACAATTTCTCTTGGATATGCTGGCTTATATGAATGTGTTAAATATATGACTGGTGAATCTCACTCAGGTGGTAAAGGCAAGGAATTTGGTTTAAAGGTTATGCAAGCACTTAATGACGCTTGTGCTAAATGGAAAGCCGAAGAAAATATCGACTATTCAGTTTACGGCTCTCCGATTGAATCAACTACCTATAAATTTGCTAAATGTCTTAAAGAGAAATTTGGTATTATTGAGGGAATTACAGACCACGATTATATTACAAATAGTTATCATATTAACGTAAGAGAAAAGATTGACCCGTTCACAAAATTAAAGGTTGAAAGTGAATATCAGCAGTTATCCCCCGGTGGTGCTATTTCATATGTTGAAGCTGTAGATTTATCAAATAATCTTGATGTAGTAATTAAATTAATGCAGTACATTTACGAGAATATTATGTATGCTGAATTAAATACTAAGAGCGATTATTGTCAGGTTTGCGGTTATGATGGTGAAATAAAGATTATTGATGAGGGCGGTAAATTAATTTGGGAATGTCCTAATTGTGGAAACAGAAATCAAGACAAAATGAATGTAGCAAGACGTACTTGCGGTTACATTGGCTCTCATTTTTGGAACGCTGGTAGAACCGAGGAAATCAAAGATAGATATGTTCATCTTGACAACCACGAATATACAGGCGGTGAAAAGAATGAGATATGCGAAGATTAATGAATTAGATGTTACTAATGGCAAGGGATTAGGAATATCAATCTTTGTTCAAGGTTGTGATTTGCATTGTAAAGGTTGTTTTAATCAAGAAACGTGGGATTTTAACGGTGGTAAAGAATTTACGAACGAGATTCTTAACGAAATACTTGAATTATTAAATAAGCCTTACATAACACGTTTAACTATATTGGGTGGTGAGCCTTTAGCCAAAGAAAATGTTGAAGGTGTATTGCTGATAGTCCAAATGGTAAAAGAAATTTTTCCTGATAAAAAAATATGGTTATATACAGGAAGAACAATTTACGGTGAATTTTATAAACCTACGGAAGATGATGAAGCAAATCTACTATTATTCATTTTAGAAGAACAAAAATATTTTGATAAAAATGAGCCTAAAAGGTTTTTGGAGAATTTTGATTTTCTTTCCAAACAATTAAATATTTTGACTTATGTTGATTATATCGTAGATGGTAGATATATAGAATCTCAACGTGACTTAACCCTTGCTTTTCGTGGTAGTACAAATCAACGCATTATTGATGTTAAAGAAACATTTAAAAATAAAGAAATCACATTACTAAAGGAGTAAAAAATGAGATTTGAAAAAGTATCTTTAAAACAGTTTGAACAGTCGTTAAAAAAGTATTATACCTCTATAGGCTTTGACGATAATCAATATGATTATAAGTCTTTTGAGAATAGTGTGAAAAAAGACTATGATAATATAATTCTTCCGAAACGCTCTACTAAGGGTTCTGCCGGATATGACTTTTATATTCCGTTTGGAGTACATATTAGAGTTGGTGAATCGCAGCTTATTCCTACAGGTATTAGATGTGTTGATATGCCTGAGAATATCGTTCTGAAAATCTATCCTCGTTCGGGGCTTGGGGCGAAAAAAGGACTGGTACTTCGTAATACGGTTGGTATTATTGATAGTGACTACGCACAGTCTGATAATGAAGGTCATATTATGATTAAACTTGTTAATTATGGTATTGAACCCGTAGTATTAACAAAAGGCTCGGCTTTCTGTCAAGGTATATTTAGTCAGTATTTTACTGTTGACGATGATAATGTTGAGAAAGAACGTAACGGTGGTTTTGGTAGTACAGATAAGGAGAAGAAATGAAAAAGAAATCAGATAAGTCTTCTTCGGTTCTGTTTAATATAATGATGGTGCTTATGGGAATTTGTATTATAATTCTCTGTAGCATTATATATGTAACAGACTCAGAATCGCAAATTTCAAATAAGCAAAACACCACAGAATCGCAAAGTCTTGATTTTACTCCGAGTAGTAATGAAAAACAAATAATAATACCCACATCAAACGGGTTAGAGTTAGTATCGGGAGAGAAGAATCAATCAGTAGACTTCTACAATCCTAAAACAAATAACTGCTATATTAGAATTTCTATTTATCTCTCCGACAATACTCTTATATATAGGTCGGGTTTACTTAAACCCGACCATCGAATAAAAGATATTCAGTTAAACACAATCTTAGCAAAAGGCACTTATAAGAACTGCAAAATTGTCTATGATTGTTATAGTTTAGCTGATAAAAAAGCGTTGAATAACGCAAGTATGAAAATAGAAATAAAATCAATTTAGAAAGGAAGAAATACATATGAAGAAAATAATTTGTTTGCTTATGGCAGTAATGCTTATCGTAGGTTGTACGTTCTCAGCTTCGGCTACTGAATTTAATGCCTATAATCAGAATGTAGGTTCGGGCGAGATTGCAGTAACTTCACATCTGTATAGTCATTTTGACATTTCGATTCCCGAAACGCTTGATACTTCTGTAGGCGGTGAAGTCGCTGTTACAAATGCAAGTATTGAAGATGGTTATGCGATTAAGGTATCAGTAAGTAACTTTAATAATCGTCATTGTATTGAGATGACACATAAGACGCAGCCAAATGTGACAGCGGAAATGACACTAAGCGGTAACTGGGGATTCAACAAAGAGCCGGACGTAATTGTAAAGTTTACTGATGATGATATTCAGAATGGCTCTGCTACTTCTCCGCTGAACGCTAATATTGATAGTCGTGCTGTTGCTGGTGAATATGAGGGTACAGTATCTTACTTTATTGATTGTAGCGAAGATATACCCATTACATAATTATTGTTTAAACAAGGTAAATACTAATAATGAAATTTGAAATTATCAAAGAGGGCAAGGTTTATATGTGGACTGAGGAAAAGTCTTGTATTCCTGATATAAAAGAATTGACCGCTATGAGTAAGGCGAGAATCCCATATAAATTTAGACTTAATGGTAAAGCTATAACTTTAAAGAAACTAAAGGAGTTTATGAATGAAACCTAAGAAAGTTAAGTTTGAACCTAATTCATTTTTAAACAAAGAAGTAATTGTTACTTATAAGGATTTCTGCACATACCTTAGACGAATTAAGGCAATTTTTGATTTTGAAAGCGAATTAGCCAAACTGAATAAGCCTACAGATAAAGACGAATTTACTCTTTTCTATCCTACGATGATTGATGATGTGGTTGATTTACTTGAAATGATTATGAACGACTTAGAAAATCATTGGATTTCATATTATATTTATGATTTGAATTTCGGTGAGAAATATAAAAAGGGTGACGTTACTATTGATGGCGATGAACACCCTTTGAGAAATGTCAAAGATTTGTGGGAATTACTTTTATTCGGAAGGGGTGATTGATTTGAAAACAGTAACAATTTTACCCGAAACTACGACAAACCCTATTACATTAATAGGTAAACGTGCTGGCGTATGTTGGGGAGCAGATATTACAGATGATGAAAAGAATTACAAGCGTGGTATGGATTGTATTAAAGCTAATCACGGTAGAGTTCTTGAATTTGTAAATATTGAAGCTGTGATTGATGGATTCTCGGCAAGAGTAATTCGAGAATGGTACACCCATATAGGTGGCTCTCCAACGAGATTACAGGCAAGTACACGATATATTGATTATAAAGACTTTGGATATATTACACCTGAGTCGATTTCTAAAGATAAGGAAGTTGAAGAAGTCTACAAAGCTACTATGGAAGTAATCAGCACAACGGCTCGAATGTTAGAGAGTCACAATATACCGAGAGAAGATATAGGAATGATATTACCTCTTGGAATGACTACAAAGATTGTAGATAGACGTAATGTTCGTAATGTAATTGATATGTCAAGGCAACGTATGTGTTCAAGAGCGTATTGGGAATACAGAGAGTTATTTAGAATGTATACCAATAAACTTGCAGAATACTCAGATGAATGGAAGACGCTTATTGAAATTACTATGAAGCCTAAATGTGAAGTCCTCGGTTATTGTCCTGAAACAAGAAGCTGTGGTAAATACAAAAAAGAGGTATCAGAATGAGAATTGTATGTTTAATACTTGCTGTGATTCTAAGTATTGATTGGTTTTATGCTTTATATCACGAAATACAATTTTTCAGAATAGCAAATACTCCGAAAAACAATGGAAATATGACAAGAATCGTAATAGCCGGTATCTTTATTATTTTCGTATGGGGTCTTACGTTTGTGTCATTCCTCAGAGGCTTGTAATATGAAACGAATTGACGATAATTGTGTAGGTTGTACTTCTGTGGGTTTACCTTGTTTGGGAAGTGCTTGTCCGAACTCTCCGAGAGAAATTGAATTTTGTGATGATTGTGCTGACGTATCTGATGTATATGCTGATTATTACTTAAACGATTCTTATGGAGAGTCGGCACTATGCGAAGAATGTTTAGAAGAAACTCTTAATCAAATGTTTAAAGAAATGAGTTTGTCTGAAAAGATAGATTTAATGAATACACTTGATGATATTGATATACGATTAGTAGATTAGAGGTGAGAAAAAATGGAAATATTTAAGGTAAGACCCGAAGAAAAAAGGATTTTTATTATTAACGGCTCAGGCGGTTGTGGTAAAGATACTTTTGTCGAACAGGTAAATATGGCGTTACAGGATTACTTTAATTTCAATAATCCTTATGCTAAATTTGCTTATAGTTTTTCTTCGGTTGACAAGATTAAAGAAGCTGCAAAGGTTCTCGGTTGGAAGGGCGATAAGTTAGATATTAGTCGAAAGTTTTTATCTGACCTCAAAGAATTGTCTTCTGCTTACAATGATTTACCACATCAGTCTGTTTTACAGGAGATTAAATCATTTATTAACAATCCTGTGAATTGTATGTTGTTTATACATATTCGTGAATCGAAAGATATTGCTCGGCTCAAAGCTGAGATAAAGGATTGTAAAACAATTCTTGTCACTAACCGCAATATTCCCTTAATTACAACGAATATGGCTGACGCTGATGTTATGAATTTTGAATATGATTACCACATTGAAAATGATGGTGATATAAATGATTTGTATTACACAGCAGTTGATTTTGTTAAAAGGGAGTATGAGTTTTAATGGTAGTAAGTGATTTATCTTCGGTAAGTGGTAAATACAATCTAATTTATGCTGACCCACCGTGGCGACAATCTAAAGGCGGTAAAAAATCTGTTAGAAAAAACAGTAGTGGTAAACCCTTAGATTATCCCGTATGTTCACTCGATGAAATCAAACAACATCTTGAAACAGTATGCGGACGAGGGGGGGGGCAATCAGATACTTTTCTTGTGGACTATAGATAAATATTTATTTGAAGCACAAGAAATAGCTGAGAGTCTTGGATTTAAACTCCACGCACGAATGATTTGGGATAAAGTTACGGGTATTCCGGCTGCGTTTACGGTTAGATACGGTCACGAATACTTATTGTATATGTATAGAGGTAAACTAACGCCTGTTGCTAAAAATGAACGAGGTAAGATACACACGGTATTTCGTGAGCAAGTAAAAAAACATAGTCAAAAACCTGAGATAGCTTATCAAATAATTGAGCGACTTTACCCCGATTTAAACAAAATTGAAATGTATGCCCGTAATACAAGACCAAATTGGGATTGTTGGGGAAACGAGGTTTAAATGAAAATTAAACACTTTAAATTAAAAGAAAACACAACAAAAGAAGACTTACTCAAATACGGATTCCACGAAGGTGGTACTTGGGTACATAAACAGGCTACGCTTGTTTTATCAAAGACAGTAACAGTAAAACTTGAAGTCAAAAGACGTAATAAGAGCAGAACTCTAAATTATGATTTTGAGATTGATATTGTGTTTGCCGATGATATTCAGAATTGGAATGATGTTGATAATGTGATGATTCTTGATTCTGATTACTGTCAGCCCTATTACCCGTTCTATGATTTTATGAATGGTGAACTGAGTAGTATACCTAATGTGTTGCCTTTATTGATTGATGAGTATAACAAGTATATGAGTGGTTTTGATTTCTTGGAGGAAGTCTAAAGATGGGTAAGCCAATTAAAGTAGTGCTTGAAGACGAAATCACTTCCGAAGTATTACCGGATAAAAGTATAAGGTTTACTCAAACTTATTCAAGCGATACTCCACTCAGTTGCCTCATACTAACCGATGAGGAATATGAATACATCAAACAACATTGTAACGAACTTGGAATAGAAATTATAGAATAGGAGAAAGTAAATGCTTTTAATGTATGGTGATACTATTCAAACTGTGAATGATATTTATATTGTTCATCACCCTGAAATTGGATATGGATTTGAGATTGGTGTTTATTATTACTTTTCTAAGTTATTTGAACAGTCTAAAGAAGAAATTAAATTACAACTCTTAGAAGCGTTTAAATCAAGCAAAATTCTACTTTCACATTATATTCGTATTTGTTCTTTAGACGACAAAGAAATTAAAATCGTTCAAATACAGAGGCGAAATAATCAATCACATATGCGTTCAGATGGGTTAGGAGGTTGGATTAGAAAAAGTGTTAAATCCTTTTCTCGTAGACAGGGGTGATATTTATATGGATAGTGGGTATCTCTTACAAATCAGAGATGAATATTTATCTCGTCCTGATGAGTTTGTCAAAAACTATTTAGGAATTGACCTAACTGCATATCAGAAGATGATTCTTAAAATTATCAGTAAGAAAGACTCTAATGTTATGTCTTTCCGAGGAAGATTAGGGAAATCATTTATTCGATATATTTGGATATATAGTAAATGTGTTTTAGAACCCGAAACCCATTTTGTTATGACTCCATATAACAATAGAGAAATACAAGTATTGTTTGATTTTATTCAACAAATATCTGATAAAGCTAAAGATGAAATATGTTTAGCAAAAAGTGATGAAAATGGTGCTTTTGTTGGATTTAAGAACGGCTCATCTATTGAAATATTAAAATCTCCGAAATCAAAGTATTTTGGAAATAAACACAAGCAGCATATAACAGATAATTTCTAAAGGCGGTGTAATGAAAAATAGAAGAACCGATACATCATAAGATAGCAAGATGGCTTAGACGATTCATCGAATGGGCTAACGGTAAGAGATACGATTGCTGTGACAGGATATTCGTAAATTGTCAAAGGTGTCTTGCTGAGAAGATAGAACGATGGAGATAAATTTTATGTGGTGACGGAATAGGTAGACGTTATTTATAGGTAGTTATAATCTCATCTAACAACTTTAGAAGTAGCTGTCTAAACTTTGATTTGAGAACTACCCTGTGGGGTGCAAATCCCCACCCACATAATCTTATATTTAAAATAAGTCTTTTAAGAGGTGAAATAGTGTTAAAACCAGCTCTATTATATAAAGATATTATTCTAACAAAATTTACAGAGTTGCTATATACAGAAGATTATTACTTTTATATAGGATACGATTGTGGAACAGAGATTCCTAATCTACAACCAGAAGAAGGAACTTATCGTTATGCGTTTGTTGATGATAATGATAATGTAATTGGTTATTTGTCATATCAAATTTACTGTGTTACTGATACGGTACACAATTTTGGCTTAATCTCTTTTGACAAAGGCAACCCGATTATAGGTAGGGATTTGTTTAAGAAATTAAGAGAATTGGTAAATCAACATCACAAGATTGAATGGCGTGTTGTAGGTGGTAATCCTGTAAAGAAACATTACGATAAATTTTGTAAAAAATATAATGGTTATATACATCATTTCCACGACTCAGGTAGAGATTTGAATGGAAATCTTGTAGACAGTTATTTGTATGAAATTATAAATGATAAAAGATAAATTTTAAAGGAAAGATGTGTAATAATGGAAAACAATAATTGTGTCTTTGTATTTGACAGTGCTAAACCAACCACTTGTCAAGATATTATTGAGAAACTAAATATTGATTGCCCGAAAAAATCAGGTGTTGTTTATAAAGCTGAGTTTAAAGCTGATGAATATCCAAATGGTACTATAAGGGTACGTGAATTAACATCTGGTGATGTTATTTATGTATCTAACACAGGCAAAGATGTTAAGTTGGGTGATAAGTTTATGAATTATCCTGCTGTTGTTTCAGAGATTTATTATGAACCAAAGAAATGGTGGCAATTTTGGAAACCTAAAAAACAAATTGGGTATTCTGTAAAATGGATATAATAAAAATGAGATTTTATATTTTATTAATTTATGAGGTCATAAAATGAAAAATAATCAAAATATACCCCTAAAAGCGAACATTGTTATCACTCCCGATAATGAAGATTTCGGTACAATCCTTAATTGTGCGGTACGTTATGCCTGTGGTAGACAGACGTATATGCCGAGTATAGTAATTGGTTTTATCCGTCCTCTTATCTCCGAGATTGATGACAAGACTCTTTGTTGTATGGAGCGTGATATTCGTGACGCTGAAAAATTCGGTGGTTACGGTAACGAGAAGATTGATAAACCTGATTGGATGAGATTCTTAGCTGATTTACAAACCGAGATAGACAAGCGAGGTATTGAGAGATGGATGTAATCAAAAAAGAAGCTGCCATAATGAAGCGAGAAATTAATATTGACGTTGATACGGTTTTAGAAATTATCGCAATAAAACGCAATACATTTTGGTTAATGTTTAAATGTTATCCGAAATATCTTGTTATTCCCGATTATTTAGAACCTATCTTGGCTAATAAATTTGTTTCTACGGCTGATGTTAAAAATAAAACTTTGATGGATATGCAAGTTTGTCCGTCAATAGCAACTACGTCTATGTTGGTGTATTGATATGAACAACAAAGAAGAATATAATCCTCGCTTTCTCCCCGATAGAAAAAATCCTAATTATCCACCGTACTTTGGTTTTACGGTTGTTGAGTGTAAGAAATGCGGAGAATGGTATGAACCTATCTGTAGATTACCTCATATTTGTAAGAAACAAAATAGTTATCCGAAAGAAAAGGAGAATGATAATGCCGACAATTAAACATTGTGATAGGTGTGGTGGGATTCTACCATATGGGCTTAAATATGCAGTTTCTATTCAAGGAATTGTACATTTACATAGTTCAAAAAGTTTTATAGTTTGCCCTTCGTGTGCAGACTTAATATTAAAGAGTATAGAAAATACAGATGAAAGGAAATAATAAATGAATAATAAATGGTTAAGGGCTGCAATTCCGGCTTTATTAATTCATATATCAGTAGGTACTGTGTACTGCTGGTCTACCTTTAAACAAACTATTGCAGAACAGATAAATATGAGTCCGTTCGCTGTTGGTTGGGCGTTCTCATTGGCGATATTCTTTTTAGGAATGTCTGCTGCTTTTGCTGGTAAGTTTGTTGAACGAGATATACATAAATCCTCGTTAATCGCTTGTATCTGTTTTACAACAGGTATGGTCGGTACAGGATTCTCAATAATGTTCTTTAAAGGTTGGGCTGCACTACTTGGTATCTATCTTTTTTATGGTGTAATAATGGGAATTGGTTTAGGTGTTGGTTATCTAACTCCTGTAAAAACGCTAATGCTGTGGTTTAGTGAGAACAAAGGTCTTGCTACGGGTATCTCGATTATGGGATTTGGTCTTGCTAAAGCTATTGCCACTCCGATTATGGAAACACTACAAACTAATTATGGTATCTCAAATATGTTTTATATTTTGGGTGCTTGTTATTTCGTGATAATGTTTATCGGTCATTTGCTTTTGAAAAAGCCTGATGGTTGGGTTGAAGAACCACAATCCACAAAATTCAACAGATTACACTTCTTTAAAGATAAGCAATTCATAGGTATATGGTTAATGTTCTTCTTAAATATCCATTGTGGTTTGATGATTATTTCCTACGAAAAGCAGATACTAACAACAGCATTTACAGGTATGGCTTGTTTAGGAATTATGGTTAGTGTGATTCCCTCAATCTCAGCTTCGTTTAATGCTCTCGGCAGAATCGGCTACTCAACATTATCCGATAAACTCAAAGAACGTAATACAATCTATAAGATTATATTTACGAGTTGTATATTAATTACGGGTTTAACGGTTTTAACACATTCGGTCTTAGGAGCGGCAAATATTGTATTAGCAATAATTGTAATTGCTTTCTTATTAATAATAAATGCTGGCTACGGCGGTGGTTTTTCAACACTTCCGGCACTACTCTCTGAAAGATATGGTATGAAGTCTATATCTCAAATTCACGGTCTTGCATTATCAGCTTGGGCTATAGCTGGTCTTACAGGTAATAATACTTCTGAGATTATTTTAAATGCAACAAATAATAATTATGAGTTTATTCTTTGTACGGGAGCAACACTTTATATAGTTGCTTTATTAATATGTTCTATGATTGTGGGGAAGAAAAATGGGAAAAGCAAAGTTAACACATCTGATTAATGAAGCGTGGTTAAAAATAGAGTTAAAACGTATGGCAGATTATAAAATTGATTGGCTATTACTTGCTGTCGTAGACGATAAAGAACAGAAAAAAATCGAAGAATTAGTAAAGAAAGTTACCAACAGTCTTGATTTTAAAAAGGTTGGAGAGTTTGGCGATGTAGAAAGTTGGGAGATACCAATAGAATTGAAGAAAGGCGTATCAAAACGAGGTTTCGTAACGATTATTACGGAGGAATGGTATAAAGAACACGGCTATATCCCTGATAAAAACTATGATTCTGTTTTGTTTTCCCACGGTGTACACGATATATTTTTTAAAAGTGAGTTATTCAAAAACTTGAAAGAATAATATAATTCTAATATAGAATAATAAAATTATGATTTTAAATAGTAAATTTGGAGGAATTTGATGAATAATATACTCAATAAGAAAGTAGGGGGGGTATTTCCGTACTCAGTTTGTGCGATGGAATGAGCTGCGGTCAAATCGCCCTTAATGAATTAGGAATAAAAATTGATAATTATTATGCAAGCGAGATTGACAAAAATGCTATAAAATGCACACAAGAGAATTTTCCAAATACAATACAACTTGGAGATGTAACGGAAATTACGGAAGAAATGTTACATAAACTCCCCAAAATAGATTTAATTATGTTTGGTAGTCCTTGCCGTTCACTAACAAAAGCGACCTGTGGGCGTGAAAAATATAATAAAGGATTAAAGGGAGTATCGTGGTTATTTTATCCTTGTGCTGAAATTTTACATTGGATTCAAAAGCACAACAATCCAAATGTTAAGTTTTTAGTTGAGAACGTAGATAGTAATAAAACACAAGATATTCAAGAAATGAGCGATATTCTTGGTGTTGAGCCGGTCTTAATAAACAGTAACATATTTTCCGCACAAGACAGAAAACGAAATTATTGGACTAATATACCAATATCTCCCTTACCGTCCAACAATCCTTTGGTATTGAAAGATATAATGGATAATGAGGTTGATGATAAGTATTATTATAAACAAGATTTCGATTTTCACGGTAATGATAAAAAGGTTTGTGCTACATTACATATAAAAGGACACGATATATTAAAACGTGTCAACAATCCAAATTTTAAATCCCCTACGCTCACAGCTTGTAGAGGTGGTAATTTACAGAAAAAAGTGTTTGATAATGGCAGATGTAGAAAACTAACTCCCAACGAATATAGAAAGCTGCAAACTGTACCTGAATGGTATAAAATGGATTTTGCTGATAGTCATATTTATAATATGTGTGGCGATGGTTGGACTATTGAAGTTATTAAACACCTTTTAAAAAATATTATCAACGATATTTAAACAATTCAAATAATAATAAACAAAGGAAGAAACAAATGGAAAACGAATTAAAATATTATGATTCAAAAGGCTATTATATATTAGCCGACAATATATACGACCATAAATCTTTCCTTGAAGACCATAAACAAAGAATTGAGGATTTATGTGATTACGCTCTCAATAATGAGCATACCAAAGAAACAAATATCCCGATGAGATTGCAATTCGGTGTAACTGTAGAACATCAAGCGTTTTGTACTTTTGAGTTTTTCGGATTCTTTGAAAGCAAAGAGAAATTCAAAGAAATTGAAAGTAAATTTATTGAAATACTTAAAGCAGAGTTTCCGAGTGCTAAGTCACATATTATTTCTCTGCCTAAGATTTTCTATAATACGTCAAGATACAAAATGGATTTACTTGAAAAAATCAAATTGGTAAAATCCTATAATAATCCATCTCCGGACGCTGATGATGAATTTTGGGCTAAGTTTGGTGAACTGAATCAGAGTGGTAACTGGGCTTGGTATAGAGATGATATTATCTTACGGAATATAGATAAGAACGATATTGAGATTGCGTTGAAAGAGGTTAGTAATGAAAGTAATACTTTGTGATTTTTGTAAAAAAGAAGTAAGCAAATCAAATTTAGTAAAATTTAAAAAAATAACTTATAAAAGAGTATATGACAAAGTAGATGATACGTTGTTAGCAACAGATGTTTCGGTGGGTAAGAAAATCGAAATATGTAAAAATTGCTACGAAAAAATGATTGATTATATTGCAAACCATAGCAATAAAACATAATTATTTTACTTTTATGCTACACTCTCAATCAAAATGTAGTATCAAAATAATACAGAGGTGGAATGTCAATGACAAGGTATGTTGTCGATATTGAAAATGATAACGAAGAAATAGTAAACGAGTTTACTCAATTTCTTGGTAATCTTAAATCAAAACACGATACGAAGATAAGTCTTACGGTTCTTGATGAGGAATCTGTACATACTATTCAACGTAGACTTCGACTTGGTATAAAAGCTGAGAAGAAAAAAAGAAAGTAAAAAAATGGGGTAGTTTCAAAACTACCCCTACGTTTATAAGGAGAAATCACATTGACAAATAAAAAAGAATATGATATAACTATTTACACAGTCAAGGATATACAGGTTTTGTTATCTTTGGGGAAGACTAAGGCGTATGAACTTATGCGGAGTGACGGGTTTCCCTCTTTTAAATTAAATAATCGCCTGTATATCACTAAACAAAACTTTGAAAAATGGCTTGAAAAATATACCAATAAAACATTTGTTTATTGACGATAGTGCTACAATAGTGCTACACTTTAAAAAATATTATTAAAAAACATAGGCGGTAAGCCAAAAATTGAAAAGGGAATTAAGGTCTGCAAAACCTAAAATTGCATATAAGGCGACTTAGCCAAGTGGTAAGGCACGGCTCTGCAAAAGCCTGATTCGGCAGTTCAAATCTGCCAGTCGCCTCCAATTTTTCACCTTGATTTCCTTTGAAATCAAGGTGATTTTTCTTTGAAAACCGCATAGACAAGCCATTTTTGAGCATAATATAAAAATCTTTATTAAACTTGCATTTTTTATTTTTTATGATATAATTGAATATAGAACATATATTCTACTTTAAATACAAACTTAGAGTTTTACCATTTAGTATCATTTAATATCAAAAAATAGTGCTACAATAGTGCTACAAATCACTAAAATGTAGCACTATCTTGAAATATAGTTAAAAAAAGGAGTTTAAAAATGGCTAACAGAAGACCAAAAGGTACGGGAAATATCTACAAACGTGGAAATAAATTCTATGGTAGAATCCGCACAGGCAACTACAAATCCAATGGTAAGCCCGAAGTCGTATATTTTTCGGGTAATACAAAAACAGAAGTTCAAAAACAAATGATACAATTTAACGCTGAAACACATATCAGCCCCGTAACATCATCATTTGAAACATACGCAACTAATTGGTTAGTAACTTTTAAACAGCCCACAATAAAAGCGTCCAGCTATGACGCTCTTGAAACAAGTTTTAAAAATCAGATATTCCCCTATCTCGGTATAATAAGAATATCCGAAATTAAAACTACAGATATTCAACATATGCTTAACGACCTCAAAGCAAAAGGATTGTCTTATTCAAGAGTAAAGAAAGCACGAGATGGCGTAAATATGGTTATGAAATATGCTTTATCTCAGAAACATATCTCTCATAATCCTATTGAGGGGATTCAAATGCCATCAGAATCCAGTTTTGCAAAATCCGAGATGGTATATTACACAGAAAAAGAATCCCGATTAATTATAGAAGAATGTCGTAGAATTTATCCAAACGCTGAAACACCCGTCTATCTATATGGTGAAGCGTATATCTTGCAGCTTAACACAGGAGCAAGGCGAGGTGAGATAATAGCTTTAAAGAAATCAGACTGGGATAAAGAAAATCATACACTTCATATCGGCAAAAATGCTCAGACCGTAAAAACAAGGGATTCTGCCGGTAAAGCTACAGGTTACGAAACTATTGTAACAACAACTAAAACCTACTCAGGAGATAGGAAAATACCTTTAAATGAAACCGCAGAAACAGCTTTACAAAGAATGTGCGATAAATACCCCGAAAGTGAATATATTGTTTGTGCTAAGAACGGTGGTATCCTTGCCCCACAACAATATGATAGAACTTTCCGCAGAGTTATCAAGAACACAAAAATCAACAAAGGTAGTACACACTCCCTTAGACACACTTTTGCCAATATGCTTTTCAAAAACAAAGTCGATATTAAGACAATATCTACACTTTTAGGTCACGCAAGCGTTCAAATTACTCTTGATACTTACATTCATTTTGCCGAAGCTGAGGGATATTTAGCTGTCAAGTCTTTGGATAATCTATAAATCGTAAAAAATAGGGTAGAGAATTTCTCTCTACCCTTAATTCTTTTATAACAGTTTAGCTTTCAAATAATATTTCTTATTATTAATACGAACATAAGTCCAATCTTTATATTTACCTTCCTCGATTACACAGATAGCAGTAAACTTCTGTCCTTTACGAAATTGTTTTCTACTACCCTTGTGACCGTCCTTGTAAACACGATAACCAAAAGTATCCGTATTCAATACAACGCCTGACTTACAAGGCGATAATTTTTCATCAGGAATATGAGAATTGAAAATATAATATGAAGTACCTCTATATTTAATTTTACTCCAACCGAAGTTATCATCTGAAATCCATTCAATCGTAGTACCCTTATCAAGATATTTTTCAGGTACAGATGTACCACCAACTATATCCTTGTAGGCTTTCTTATAAAGTCCTGTTCTGTTTAAAAGTTTATAATACTTTTTCTTCTTCTTAACAGGTTCTTTATCGAATTTAGGTCTACCGTAGCCATAAATCTCACTATATGTTCTCACATAAGTTTTAGCAGCTACACAACCGCCGTTTGCAACTACAACAGATGAACTACTTGTATTACCCTCAATAGTATATACATAAGTCTTATCTACTTGAACTACAATTCCAGTATGATAAGGCTCTCCTTGTCCGAAGAAAATTTGGTCGCCAACTTTAGGCTCTGCACTACGAGGATAGAATTGTCCTTTATCCTTATAATACTGAGCAGAATATGTACACCCAGCCCCACAAGAATGTAACGGCTGACAAAGAAGTTGTCTGCCCTTTTCATATCCAAACGCTTTAATAAAACACCAATCTACGAAAATATCACACCACCAAAATCCATTTTTAGCACCGTTATAAAATTCAGGGTGGTTTTTGTCAAAAAACTCTGCGTATTTATTCCAATCGTTGTATCCAGCATTTGCTTTTTTATCGCTAAGATTCTGACGAGTCTTCTTTTCAATATAACCAAGTTCTTTCTTAGCGACTTTTACTAATTCACTTGCATAACATTCACTCATACTATCAGTCCTTTCTTATAATTTTACATAATAATATGTACCGTATTTCACTCTCTTGATATACGAATATCCAGCATACTTGCCTGACTCAATTACGCAAATATCTTTTACAGTTTCGCCTTTCTTAATAGTTTTCTCGGCTACAAACTTTCCATTCTTAACTTTCTTACCTTTAACGCTCTTTGACATTTTCATAGTCGGGCAAGACGAAAGTTTAGATTTATTGAGATTGCTATTAATAATCCAATAAGTTACATTATGGAATTTAACTTTACTCCAACCGTACTTATCGTCCGATACCCAAACAAGTTCAGTACCTTTGGGTACAGAAATACTACCCGAAGTTTTACCTACAGGGTCTTTATAGTCTTTGTTATAAAGATTACATTTTCTTTTAGTCTTTACTTTGGTAGTAGTCTTCATCTTAGCCTTAACAGCTTTTCTGAATCCGTCCATAGTATAACCAAATCTATCCCACCAGTTATGAGGGTCGCCGTGATTTGAGCCATAGCCTTTGAGATACGCTTCGTGATGAGATACAATATTAGATACGCTTATTCCATACTTTTTACAGAGATAAGCACAAACCTCAACTGCCTTATCATAACAAGCCTTACAATAAGCCTTATCGTTCAAACCATCCTCGCACATTTCAAACTGAATATAGGCAGGATTGTAATTGTATGAACCTTTCCAACCTCCACCAACTCCCCAGCAACAAATATCAAAGGGAAGTGTTTGATAGAACTTAACTTTATTATTCTTATCTTTTCCAATAAAACCGTGTACACATACTTCTGTGCTACTACGATTCCAGTCATTACCATAATCGTTCTTTCCGATTACACCATCATCGGGAGCAACATATCTTTTAATATAAGGATTGTTTGCTCCTGTTGAATGTACTACAATACCCTTTGGTGTCATTTTCTGATACGTTTTGTAACAAGGGTTATGTGTCAATAATATTTTTCCGTCAATAGCTGCCATAAATATCACTCCTTAAAATAAATCAGACTATCACCAAAGTGATAGCCTGTTAAAATCAAAATATTATTTTTATTCTTTATCAGTACAGAAATAAATACCGTCCTGTTCTCCAAATACTTCTTTAGCAATCTCCTGATAGAGAGTTGAACGATTGCCGTGAGGGTCGCCAAGAGAATCATCATAATACTGCACGACTTCTTTTTCAAATACAATGTAATTGAAATCGTTTGTAGAACCGATAATCTCCTGTCCGACTGTAATTACATCTGTTACCACAGGATTACCGCTAAATGCTCTACGGAATAAATCTGTCTGAGATAACTTTAAATCATTACACGGTATAAGTTCAATCTCCAATGTTACATTACCGAATTTCTTTTCTGAGGGAAGAAGCTGACTAAGAGCCTCATACTTATCCTGACCGTTAATGTACATTTTGATGACGTTGATTCCCTCATCGTAAATAATCTTAATATCAGGGTCTTTCTTAAATAACGCCACCAACTTTCTGTAATACTCTACCCACGGTGAAATTTTCTTTAAATTCTGCATAGTTCATTTCTCCTTTAATTTAAAAATGATTTTTCCAAATAATCTATAATAAGGACAAGGCTGTTCGCAAAAAACGTAGTAATTAATTAAATCTGCGAATATAATCGCAACTATCGAAAGCCCTATCCATATTAAACTGTATGGTAAACAAATAATACCTTTGTAGTTTAACCACATATTACTATAATCCCATATCTTTGGTACAAGTCCGGCTAACATACATTCACCAATAACCAACTCCATTCCAGTAATCAACGCCGAACCTATACAACCTTGTAATAGTATATCCATATCCCACGATATTCTACTATTGAGTTTATCCAAGATGACAATGGCAAGACCTCCACAAATTCCCATTAGCCAACTTGAATAACCTCTAAAACAGACCTCCAATGTTATGTAAGTAGAAAAACCGAAGTAGAATAAAACTATATTTTTAAGCACTACTTTTTTCATTAACTTTGACTCCAAATGTCCTTTAAAGGTTCTGACTGATATTCTTCGGGAATAGCCATACCATAAAATGCTTCTGATATATCAACCATATTATCCATACTATTGATATAATTCTTCAAAGAATTGAAATATGTAATTTGATATTTCTTATGGTATATACCAGCAGATATAATTCTCATCATATCTTCTGCACTATAATAAGTACAAAGTCCACCATCGGCGTGATATGATACACATTCCGCACCTAAAGCCAATTCTTCCTTACATTCCATAAGATTGATTTGGTCTTCTTTGGTAAGTGCAAAATGATACGCCTCGCCGTCTGTAAGAATTACCGTTATTCCATTTTCAATTACACTTTGACAAACTCTACTCATATATGCAATTTTAGTGTCTTTAACAAACTGTAAAGAACGTCTATATTCGTCCTCGGCTGCTTTTTCTTCGTCTGATTTTTCGGGTTCGGGTTCAGGCTCAGGGATATACGGGTCAGGGTCTATAACCTCTTTTTGCTCGTCCAACACCTTTTTAAATACTTCATAATCTTCTTCGGAAATCTCTGTAATATAAACATCAATATCCGTACCCTTAACTTTAAGAACAACATCATTAGGCATAGAATCAGCACCACTAATGTGATAGATACTATCTCCATCGGATGATACTATACCTATGGGGTTGTAATCTCTACTACAAGCGACAAATGTTTTTAATCGTTCATTATAACAAACATATGTAATATCCTCACTTGTGTTTACATCAATAATGTTTTGATTTTCTGTTATCTTATAGAAATTCATCTACATTACCTCCATTTGTTTCTTTTTGAGAGTAATATTGCTCTCGATATGTTACATACGGATTTTCGTCAATACTTGTAAAGAAATCTTCTGCCAAACTATACATTATTTCTTTCTCTTTTTCTGTTGCTATTTTATGTTCTTTTGCAATTTGTTTTTTACTTTTAGGTATGTAATTATATAATTCCTTATAGATGTTATCCATATTCTTAACAGTAAAATATGAATTGAATTGTTTTACAAACCCACGCCAAGAAACATAAGCATTTTCAACGTCTTTTATTGACATTTCTCCGTTTTTTACCTTTATTTTAAATTTTTTAAGTTTTCTTCTCATACGAGTTACACTATCTCTTGATATTTTCATAATAATACGTCCTGTGTCAGTCAAGATAATCCTTTTCTTTAAAAAGTTAAATCCTTTATCTAATTTACAGATATTTGTTTTCTTTTTATTTAATTTAAGATGTAGTTCATCACACATCTTTTCAATCTCCTTTAATAAATCGTGAAGAAACTGTTTATCTTCACAAATTATCAATCCATCGTCCATATAACGAATATAAAATTTGACTTTATATTTATCTTTTATCATATGGTCTATAGGATTTGCATATAATAAAGCAACAAATTGAGATAACTCACTACCCAAACCAATACCTACACATTTATCACCATCAGCATACACAGCCATAGCGTCACCAATTAGTTTTAATAATTTCTTATCCTCAACTTTCTTCGCCATCATCTTTAATGCAATTTGATGGTCGATACTTCCGAAGTAATCAGAAAAATCATATCTAAGAACATATCCTTTATTTCCGTGTTTACGATAATATTTTTGTAACATAGCGGTAACTCTATTAAAAGTAAAAGATATACCTTTATCTTTAAGTGACGCACAATTATCATATATAAATGAATTACGAAATAAAGGTAATAATAAAAATTGACAGAGTACCTTTTGAACTACTCTGTCACGAATCTTTATACTTTTAATATGTCGTTTTTTACCTCTTTCAAAAATATCAAATTCATTTGTTTCTTTGAACTCAAATGTTCCTTTTCTTAACTCGTATAAAATTATTATACAATTATAAAAAACAGTCCTCATAAAGTTTTGAACACTTGATTTCCAACCAACATTTTTCTTGCATAATTTAGCAGACTTTAATAAATGTTTCATTGTAAAAACTTTTTTAAAACTATATGTCTTGTGAAGACTGCTGTTGGCAGCATTATTATCTTCATCATTCAACTTCTTATTTTTTGGTTTATTTGTTATATGATTTAACAAATGTATCTTTCTGCCCTTCATCTCTACACCTCACTAAATTCTTTATTCGCTGTTGCCATCCTTATCCGATACTAACGCACGCGTTAATCGGGGATATGGCACTAATTTATTTATCCCAAACAGGATAAAAAGCTCGTTTTCTCCTTTCTCTTGTTGAAACTATAATATACTTGACTTTTATCTCAGCATTTATTCCTATTTGAATTTACTTCAATCTAAACACCAATAATAAAAAATATATAATAATTTGCTTTTTGATAGACAAGACACTATCTCAACAAAACAATCTCAATGTAGAGAAATCCGGCGAAACGCCATTAGTATTGTTAGCATTATTGTTGTTGAAGTTGCCGTTGTTGTTCACATTGACGAAGTTGGAAGTGGAATACGGCGAACGCAACAACAACCAAACAGAAAACAAGCCAAAATAAATATAAAAAACATAAAAATAATGCTAACATAGATGATTTTTATATTTATAGCTTTTATATTTATTCAACATAAAATTTATGTCTTCTTAACAAGTTTATTATAATTATCAATTTCTTGTTTTTTAGAAGACTTATTGCTATTATTAGTTGTCTTTTTATTACTCGTAGATTTACTATTATTATGTAGTTTCTCAGAACTCTTATTTAGACTTATTATTTGCTTTTTCTTTTCGTTCATAACAAAATAAATATGCTTAATCTTTCTTAAAAAATCATCTAACATATTAGCAGTTATTTTTTCTTCTAATATCTTATTAGCATTTAATATCGCAATTTTCTTATATCGTTCCATTTTTTCTACATATGTATCTAATTGACATTCATCAATAAATCGCTGAATTTCTACTCTGGTAAATCTATCTCCTGTGTTTTTCTTAATTAATTTAGCGTCAGAAGATTTAATAGCATTTATTTTTGTGATAATAGCCTCAATTAATAAACACCATTTACCACTTCTACTATCTTTTATTTCGTGAGTAGTGACAACAACACTAATATAATCCTTCATTGTTCTTAATATTTTTTGACTATCTATAAAATGATTTGTCCTTTGAAAATAAGTATATAAACTTTGAATCTTAATGTTATTACCATTAGTCATTTCAATGTAAGCAGATGTGGCTAAATCTAAGAATTTTCTTAAAATTCCATCATATTCCCAGTTCTTCTGACCCTTTATATAATCATTAATATCTTTAACCAATTCTTGTGTTTTATTTAAAAAGACAACCTGAGTTTCTTTTTTATTTCTTGAATAAACTGTACTCATATTATCACTCCTTGATATATTTAATTTTAGTTTAGTTCTATATTAGAATAATAATTACGACCATAATGTGTTTTTGATTCCATTATGGTCGTAAATTTAATTAATTGTATTTAACGGCTTATTGTATACCCCACCCTTACGGGTGGGGATTGTATAGGATTATGTGATTACCCCGTACAGAAAGCCGGCGAAACGCCACTAGTACCGTTAGCATATCCGTTGTTGAAGTTGCCAGTGCCGTTCACATTGACGAAGTAGGAAGTGGAATACGGCGAACGCAACCAGTACCAGTTGCTACTTCCCGTACCGTAGTATGGGTGTTTTAGCCTTACATTATTTGAAGTTAATCTCCAATATCTCGAAATAGAACTAATCTCATCATTTGCATTACGAACAGCAAGAGAAGACCATTTACTAATTTCATTAACATACGGAGTATCATTTCTACCAAATACTTCACCAGCAGACAGTAAGAACAATCTCGATACACTACTAACAGGAGTTATCTTAAATGTATTATCACTTGCACTTGCTCTACCTCTACCCGAAACTACCTTAACAGGCGTAATAACACCTTGTAATTCAGAAGGTAAGTAACCGAATACAGTACCGTTAAGCCAATTATTCATTACACATTTCTTATAATCTTCTGCTTCGTCATTACCCCAACCGTTAATTGTATGTGGGTTAGGAGCAGTATTGTTCATACAATATGTAGCGTCCATATACTGACCGCCAGCACCAGTAGAATCTGAGAATACCCAAGACCAAACAACGTGAGAGAAGTATGCTCCTACTTTAGTAGGCGAGGTTTCGCCATTATAATAATAAACACAACCATCACTATCATAAAGATTACCAGTAGAAGTATCACATACAAATCCGTCAGTATCACATTGATAACCTTGTGTATTGCAGATATACAGACCAGCAGATTTACCACTAAGTTCACTCATAGCCGTAGGACTACTAATCATACCCTTGATTTTCTGTCCTTGATAATCGCCACTTATCATAGCGTTTGTAGCACCGCCACAATCACCAACACCAGCAAATCCTGAGTCAGCACGTTCATATACGTTATATCCCATAACTTCTATTTCAAATTTACCCTTACCATCACCAGCCGTATCACCGCCAATATAAGTATCGGTATCACAAATGATTCTTGCTCTTGAACCAAGAGGGAGATACAGGCTATATTTTTCTGACATAGAAATAGCATATAACTCACCCAAAGTATAAGCACTCTGTTCTTGCAATTCGGGGTCGTTAGTATAAACATATCTGTAGTTATCAAGGTAATTCTTAATATCGGTCTTAGTCGGATTACGAGGAATACCGCTTGTAGGCAGACTACACTCATTGTAAATAGTATTGAATACCAATGTTGGTTTTAATACTGTGGGTACTGTAGCTGCAAAATCAGCTAACAACGCCTCATTTAATGTAATAGTCGCAAACAAGCCATAAATTCTACTCTCATCAGTAGTAGAAATAATATATTCCTGTCCTGTATCAGTCCAACCACGACAGAGATACCAGTTATTTCCGTCACTTGCTTTACTCGGCTGACCGTTTGAACTATCATAAGTAACTGTATCACCGGCAGTAACAGTAGTGGTCTGTACCGCTTGTCCTGCAACAGTAAATTTAAATTGAACCTCATATTGTCTTGCAGTCGTTGTATACTGTGCAGTATAATCAACCGCTTCTCTAATTCTTGAAGATAGGTTATTATCCCAAGAATCAAACTCATAAGTTTCATCCCAAGCATAAGGTTTAGTCGGTTTTCTGAATAACAACTCATCAGCATTTCCTAACTCGTCTTTGGTGTAATAATCACCATTAGAGTCAATTACGATTGCGTCATAAGGAGTTTCGCCCTCATTTACATAAAGAATAGCTGATTCATTGTCGTCATTTTTAAGAACCGTTCCGTCATAATTCTTAAATGTAACGGGATATTGAACTATCAATCTACTATAATCAACTAACAGACCATTACCCCAAGCCGCAGTATAATCAGATAATTGTTTGGAAGTTAATTCGGGTACATAAACCCTACCCGTAAGCTGAACCGTACAAGTATCTAATTTATTCTTTTTTACAAGAGTATCAAGTAATTCAGTATCTTCAAAAGTCCAATTAATATCTATTAAGTTGATATTGGTAAGACCTGTAGCGTTCTGTACAATATCAAGAACATCAATAGGTGTATTCTGAACTTTTAAAGTCAGAAGATTAGAATAACCCTCCATCTCAAAAGTCGAAAGTTGAGTTTGATTAATCAATTCAAGATTCATTATTGTATTAGGAAGTTTTAATGTTCTAATCTGACTACCGCTTGCAAGGTTGACCGCAGTAATCTTTGTGCCTTTAGCCAATACTTCTCGAATATTAAAACATTTAGAAATATCTATGTATTTAACATTACCAGTGCCCAAATTCTTACAATTAGATACATTAAGGACTTTAAGTTTCTCGCAACTACTTGTAGATAACTGTGTAATTGCGGTATTTTCGTAACTGTTATCTTCATTACCAATTACAATACTTTCAAGATTCTTAACATTACTACCAATCGTAAAGTTACTAACATAACTCTGCGACAAATCACCAACATTTTTAATTTCACTTGCATTATAGAAATTCAACGGACTATCACCATTACTATCCAAATTACCCTTAGCAGCTATACTTTCATTAGCATTACATCTGTAAGGAATTAGGTTTTGACCGAATCCTACTAAAACATAAGTATTAGTCAATGAAGTTACAATTAGTGTATTCCATTTAACATAATAGGTTTTCTCACTATCAACCGAAGTATCGGTCGAAGCAAAATAGGTATTACCAGTCTTTTCATAATAATATGAAGTTGACGGATTACCGCAAGGATTGTAGACTTCTACATATCTTTCATCACTCATTCCTTCCGGCGTAGTCATACGGATATTAATACCATTTTTAACATCAGTTGCGTCACCAATTTTGTATTTTGAACACCAATATTTGAATCTATTTCTTAACCAATATTCCCTCTGCAAGCGTTTAGAACCTTGTGCCATAGAAAGATAACGAGCGTCATTTAGTTCAATATAAGGCACAATATATTTATGTTCAGCGTCAGCACAGAAAATAGCCTCAGACCAAGCAGATTGATACTTGTTGAATCTATCTCGTACATACTCAAACCCAAAGTGGGATACAATATCACTATCTCTATTAGTTATCCTTGCACTCAATAAAGCAGTACACAAAAGCTGAATATCGTGTGCAAATACTGTGGCTACGTTATTCCATAGTACAGACGGTCTACCGTTATATACATTAGCACCGTTATATACACTATCTCCTTCAAGCCAGTATTCAAAACCATACTTACCAGAGTTATTAATACCCAAAGCAGTATCACCATCATAAGGTATAAAGAACCAATGGATACCATCGAATGTAGTAATCATCTGATTTTTTTCTCTGTTATCGGCTATAAGAAATACGTCTGTAAAGATATAGTATAATAATGTCAAATCCTTTTTGAAATAATCAGTAAACTCATTTTTGAATTTAGCCAATCTATATTCAACACTATCAGTCGTGTATGTAACGCCATCATATTCCACAGAGTTCGCTAAAGTTACAGAATCGTCAGCCTGAGTCGTATCTGTAGAGCATACCCAACTAATAACTCTTTTAAGTTTATTCAATTTTGCTACGCTTACCTGTGTGTATGGATTTGGAAGCTCATCATCTATTTCAGGAAAACGAGGTTCAAAAGTATCATACCATCGAGGTGCGTCAAAAGTATCTTGTGTCTTTTTATCGGTAAATGGTACAAGTGTATCAAAATCAGTTGATTTAAACTGAGATAATGCTTTACCGTTATCCCTAAATTCCCAACATTGACATTCAGGGTACTTCGTTTCATTAAACCCATATACTTCGTGAGTACCCTTATCATTATTGAAATTATATTTACCCCAAAACTTCAAAACAGGATTATTCGGGTTAGAAATATCTCTCCAATAGAGAACCATCGGTCTGCTATCAATACTCTGTCTTACTCTTTCGTCTTCAATCTGAGGTGGTGTTAAAGTATCATAACCATCTCTATATAATGCTCTTGTAATATCATCCCATATCTTCATAAGAACGGTATTATTAGCACCCTCAGAAGAAGCTACATCGGCTTTAAGACAGAATTTATTAGTTGGAATACTATCAGAGAATAACTGATATTTACCTACACGAATATAGTTAATTCCACCATCAACAACGATATTAGTATCTGAAATTCTATAATATGTTTTTGTCGTACCCTCATCAACTACTTCTATGACTTCTGCATTATTTGATAATGTAATTCCATATGTGGTAATATCGTCACTAAGAACACAATCAACATTCTCGCCATTTACTTCAACGGGTACAATATTAGCACCAATTTCAAATAAAACTCCATTTTTAAATGTAATTTTGAAATTTTTAATGAAGTAGTCAAGCGAAGACGTACCCTGTGTTTTTATCTTTGCATTAGAGAAAACAAACGCTTTACTTGAATCTGCTTTATCAACGAAATAACCACTAATAACAAATTCATCGGTACGAGCAGACGGCAAAGCGTCACTCTCAATTACCATATACGGGCAATCATCGGGAAGTAAAGAATTGTCGATTGAATTGCTTTCATCAAATACATCATTACGAGCATTACGTTCAATCATATCATTAACATCAGGTGAATCTGCTATAAAGTTATTAAGTATCTTGTAACTTCTGCTTGTGTTTCCTTGCTGAACATTGAATAATTCAATATCATAACATCTAACCTTGTATAATTCTATCTCCGCATAGTTAGAACCTATGGTAATACCAGCAGCCGGATTTTGAACAAAACTATCGGCTTGTCCGTATTGAAATACGCCTGATAAAATAGAATTAACGAAAACATAAACAAGCTGACTTCTGTAATCATTCGCAGAGTTTCTTTTAGCGATTACAAAACTCAGTCTTATTTCTTCATCTTCAACATACTGTACTTCAACAGCACTTGACGAACCCATTGTAAAGTTACCCTTGTTAGCGAGAATATTAATACCCATATTATTAGCAATACAAGAAATAATATTTTGAGCATAGTCATAAACATTTTTAATTTTGAAACTAAATTCAATGGTTTTACCCTTTGTAGTATTAGTATCGGTCAAAAACGGCTTATACGGAATTGTCATACTACCACCGTGAGGTATCTTTAAACTTGTACCAGTCCAACCATAAATTTCAAAATCAATACCGCTAAATATTGTATTGTATGTTTCGTTATCGCCGTTAGTATAACTATGTGTACCTCTTGTTGAAATATCTTCTTTATTACTTCTATTAGACGGGTCAAACAAATATTTCAATCCATTTGTTTCAGCTTCGGCAACATCTATAGATTCTACTGTATAAACAACAGTCTGTGATAATTCTCCAAAAGTAAGAGTAACCCCAAAAATTCCCGAATCAACAAATCTATATGGGAATGAGGTTACTTCATCTGTAGTTGCTGTCAATGACGTTGCATATTCTCTTGTTGTTATATATTTCTTTGTGCCGTTTATTATAACATTAGTATCGCTTAATTTGTAATATGATACACCGCTACTTGTTATTGTTTCAGCATTTTCATCAACGGTAATTTCATAAGTTGTAGCGTCAGCAACGGTAATACAATCAACGTCATCACCGTCTATTTCGATTGTCGAAACGGGTATCTGTGTTTCAACCCATTCGTCTACGACAGCAGATACGGTATTTTGCTGATTTGAACTGTGTGCAATAAAATCCAAATTATTATATGAATATTGTTGAATCGTTGTATTCGACGGTTTAGCATATAAAACAGGTGTATTAGAACTAATCATAACAACACCAAATGTCAAAACATTACTTGTTACACGTTCACTTTGTCCTTCTAATAACGTACTCATATAAATCTCTATAAAATGACCGCCGTGAGATAATCCTGATATATCAAAATAAAATGTTTGAGCAGACTTGTTTGTCTGATAACTTAATTTATGTGCGGTATCACCATCTATTACACAATAAATAATCTTATCTCCGCTACCATTAGGTGTATAAGGAATCGAAAACGCACCATTTTGAACACTAAGAGCGTCAAAATCAGAAGTAAGATAATTGTAAGCAACCGTAATAGTATAAGAGAGTGTTTTTCTATTACCCTCGCTATCAACTACCATCACTCTTATATTATTAGTTGAATTAGGTGTGAGATAACTTCCAATATCCACCGTATGATTGCCTTGTACTAAATTTTGCGTAGTTAATACCAAAGTATTATTAACGTAATAATAAGCAGTACCATTACCAGTAGGACTATTATTATCACCAGTATCTATAGACGTAAAGTTATAAACAAGCAAACATTCACAACCATTAACTTCATTATACGGTACAGTAAATGTAGTAGAAGATAACAAATTCTTTAATCTCATTACTACATAACCAGCGTTTCCTGTACCTGTTGCTGGCAACTCTACATAAGCCAAATCAGTACCGCCACTATCACGCAAGAATAAATAGTTTTTGGTATTATCATTCTTATCAGGCTCTACGGCAAGTTGAACACCAGTAATACCCGTGTCAATAATAACTGGACTACCGATAGCCTGACTACTGTTCTCGGTATCATCACCAATACTTACTAATTGAAGTGCCTTTGTACTACTGTTGTAAACAAGACCACCAGCAGCATTATTATTAAACCTATTGATAATATCCGTATGTGTAGTATCGTTATCATTTTCTAAATTATCTAAATCTTCACTCAACGCAGATACAGTATTTTCTAACGCTCTCAACGCTTCTTCGTTAGAATTTATCTTCTTCTTAATAAGAGTATTATTAGTACCGTTTTGAAGAATATAAACCTGATATATGTCTTCGCCATTAACGGTTTCTTTTACTCTTACAAGCTGACCGGCTTCTGCGTCTTCTGATTCCATATAAGTAGTTAAATCAGCAGTAGACTCAAATTTTCTTAAATCCTCAATAACGAGTTTCTTTAATGCAGTAGAAAGCATATCTTCTGTAATACTACCATCGGGAATACCCGTAGATTGATATTGAATACCAAGATAACTTAAAGTATTGGTTTCACTATCCCAGTAATACAAATAACCACTCTTAATAGGCGGCGTAGCAGACGTATCATCATTAGCGGTCATACATACATATAAACCACTATTTTCATTTGTTAAATCACTTTTTGTCGCAAATACGCCCTTCGGACTACCACCCTCTAATTCTTCTTCTAATTTACGGCTAATAGTTTCATCAAAAATATCAGCTATATTTTGAACATACTCATAGTATGAAGGTTTAGCCTTTTGAATAACAGTAATCACGCCTGTGCCAATAGTTTCAAGTTCGTTAGCATTATTAGCCACGCCCATATGAACGTGTATAGCAAGCGATTTCTGCAAAATTTCATTTGGCACATCAACCTTGATATAGCTATGAGAATTGATAGTTACAAATTCTGATAATACAGGAGTCGATTCATCAACAGACCTGTTGTAAAAATGGAAAACAGGTGTTTGAACTAAATTCTCTGTATTACGAATATACAAGACTCTACCTAAATCCCATTGTGTTAGACTCGGTATTTCTTGTTCGTTCCCGTCATAGAATATTAAATCTATCATTCTATCACTCCTTTACAAAATAAAAAATCATTTCTTTTTCGGTGGTATAGTAGGAAGTGCCATAAATTTATCGTGTATATCTTCCATCACACCATTTTCACCAACCAAAGATTCATATTGTTTCCATACATTTTCAAAATTATCTTTAACCCATATCGGAGCAAAGCCCCTATCTTCGTGCCATTTGTTATAATCTTTAATCATCTCAGCACGAAGTAAAGCCTTAATACCCATTTCTGTAGCCTCAGCTCTCTCTCTGTCTTTTTCTCTTTCACTTCTGTTCTTGTTACGATAGGTTATAAATATTGAGAATAATGTAGGGAAACCCACAAGACTTAACGCAAGACTAATAATTTGATAAAAGTTCATTTTAAGATTCCTCCATAAATTATTTCTTGCATAAACAAAAAACCGTATGCTATTGCATACGACAAGGTTTCTTTTTATTTCTTTCTAATTACTCAACATCTGTTTTGTTATCAATTTCCTCAATTATATCTCTAAGACTATCAAGAGATTCATCAATAGTATCATCTATCCATTCCTCTAACCCTTTTTGGTCTACTACTTTTGACAAAACAGGATAATCCTCATAAATCTTCTTAATTACCTGAGAACGCTTAATGTCACCAGACTTACGCCATTCTGAATATTCAACCTCTGCATTTGTTACATAATCAAGCATTGTGTTTTTAAGTATTGTCTTAATAGCCTTAACCTGTTTCTCTCTCGGTTGACTCTTGAAATCAATCGTCTTCTTCACAATTCCTATTACAAGAGATACCAAAATTAAAATAACAGTCCAGTTTTCATATAAAAACTTTGCAAGATTCATAATAGATTTCATATAAATCACTCCTTAGATTTTTCTGTTTCAGATTTTTTTGTTTCTTCTTTTATTTTTTGATTATACATAGCAATATCATTTTTAGTTACTTGCTCCGAAGCAGAACAAACTTCATTATAGAAATTGCCAAGTATCGACTTTACAATACTAACGTGTAAACCTGACTGATTCATAGCCTGATTTATACAGTTAGCAAGGTTTTTCTCAAATTCATCTATTACCATACTTATGGGTTTTTGCATATTATTTTCCTTCTTTCATTTAATCTTTTAATTGTTCTATTTCTGTTTCTAATTCTTGAATTTTTGTCATAAGTTTCTGTATCATATAAGTGTTGAGAGCAGTAAATTCCTCATAACGCAAAGAATATAACGCTTCATAATATTCATCCTCGCCCGAATATGAAACCTCGGATGGAATAGTATGTTCTCGCTCAATTACAACACCGGCAAATTCTTCCGTAGTAAGACCAGATGATAATAATGCTTGTTCAACGGCTCTTGCACCAAATCCCATATGCAATCTATGACCGCCTTGATTATACTTGTATAGCGTGGGATTTAATCGTTTAAAAAAGTTTTCATATTTAGAAGTAATTTCATATAAAGTTTTTACGTTTTCATCAGAAACCGTAGTGGCTGCACCGCCTGTAGCCAAGTAAACACCTGAATCGCCATCTAAATATATTTTTGAACCTCTAATATATGTTGGAATATCATTATCTTTATGTGTTCCCAAATATAATTTATCAGGATTTGCTTCAACCTTAACAAATGTTGTGTAATTAAAAGCTTGTATATCGTAATATCCAATATGTAAAGTTGACTTGAAATCTAAAGCTACTCCCGAAGTTTGAGAATAAATGTAATCCGTATATATATTATCCGCATAAACATTATCTGTTTCTACTTTACCAACTAAATCACCATTAGAATTTGTAGTTGAACTAATTAGAGTATGCAGACCAACATCACCATTAGATTTAAAACCACCTATACCCAAAATAGCATTGTTGTCTGTTACTAAGCCAAGTGTTTTTGTCGTACCCATAATACCAGCGTTTATTCTTCCGTGTCTAATACCATTACGATAAAAAGTCAAAGTACCGCCAGTTAATTGTGACTGTTGAGTATATAACACATTACTATTACTGTCCATTATATAATTTTGTGTGTAAATTGTTCCTGAGTTAGAAATCTTAATTGCACAGCCATTGGTTTGAACATCACTATAATTTGTATCATAACCACCTACAAAAATATTACCATTTGTATCAATAAAAGTTCCTTCTACGGTTGATGTTTGGCTATCTTTACCGCCAGCACTTAACTCACCAGCTATTGAAAGTTTGGTATTATCCCATTTCAGTTTACCGCCACCAAAACTAAACGTACCATCATCTAACACCAAAATACTGCCCGTGGTATTTGATAATGGGTCGTTAGCATTACTTAGATTGCCGTAATTTCTTGATTTAATTACACCTGTCTGAATACGTCCACCATCAATCGTAGTCGTACCATTAGCTCCAAGACTTGAAATTGTTACATAACCAGTTAAATCTATCTTGTTTGCGTTAATAGATAAATTCTCCGCAGTTAGATTGATTTGTTTTATTAACTTTGCTCCTTTAGAAATCATAGGCAATACAATATTGGTTTCAGCCCCCTGTGGTCGATAGAATACCCAACTATTACCATTGGATTGATATAAATATCCACTACTTGTATTAAGATATACTTTTCCATTATGTTCACTTGCTGAATAGCCTACATTAGTAGGAGTACCATAACCATATAAATTTATAATATTATCATATCCAGTAGTATCAACTACATATCCACTATACGAATTATCTGTATTATATCCACCTATAGACAATGCAGTACCATTCCAAATTATCTGTCCGTTACCAAAATTAAATGTACCGTCTTTATTAATTTCAACAGTATTAGCACTACCGACAGCTATATTACCGTCCTTATCAATAAACAAACCATCGTGAGCGTCATAATATCCAGTTTTTGAACCAGTTGATAACGTATGTGCGGTAATCCTACCTTGTGCCGTTAGATTTGAACCATCCCACTTCAATTTGCCTCCACCGAAATTGAATGTGCCGTTTCGTGACACATTATTATTGCTCGGGTCTTTTAGAATAATAATACTACCTGTCGTATTATCAATATCATAACTTTTCAATCCGTTACTATTCGTGGTACTCGTACCGTTATAATTATCAGATTTTATTACTCCCGTAGTAATACAGCCACCATCAATAGTTGTAGTGCCGTTTGCTAAATCCTTAAATGTAGCTGTCCTTGCAGTTAATGTTTTAATATTAATAGTATCCAATACAACGTCAGTAACCCTTGAACCAAACATTTCTGTATTCAATAGTTTAGCCAACATAGTATTACTTATGGTTACATCAATATCATCAGACTCGCCAAAGTTACCATCAGAACCACCGCCAGAACCACCCGAACTACTACCGCCACCAGAGGATTGTTGTAGAATATATGATAAATCACTACGCTCAGAAGCAGAATTAATATAGTTAGTAAACACAACACTAATTTCATCTTCGGGCATAACAGGGTTAAATTCTATCTCATACAACCTCAGTTTAACATAGTAATCTTTATAATATTCAAGCATTACATAGTTATAAATATCAAAATTATAACCTTTGAACTCAGGAATAGCGAGAAGATTATCAATACTCGTAGTTATCGTTAGCTGAGGTTGACTTACTTTTGATAATTCTTCCTCAGCGTCCTCTAACAACTCTTTTTCAACATCAACGGTACTAACGGTATCGTCAAGAGAAGTAGTTAAAATATTCTCATTACTGTAATTACTATCAATATATAGTGACGTAATAATACCTATCTCGGTCGCAGTAAAACTATATTGTATTTCGCTTGTTATAGTATCCAAATCAACCAAATCAGCTAATTCATCTCTATCATAACCCTCTAAAGTTACATATTTTAAAAGGTTGTTTCTATCCTCAGTAACGTCAGCAAGGTCGCTTTCCATTTGCGTTAATTGAGGATATAAGCTATCAAGATAAGTTTTACAACTAACATACTCAGAGTAAATCTTATAATACTCGGTATAATAATAGTTTATCTCTAAACTATTATAATTTTTCTTTTCCTCAACGCTTAAATTAGACCAAGTTTTAGGAGTATAATCAGTATTCGCTTGAATAATGATAGAACCACCATCAATCATTACATTCATTCGTTCGATATATGACTTAATTTTGTTTTCTAATTCTACCGTTCCATACAAACTCCACTCAGTTTCAAAGGCTTTAATCTTTGCTATAATTTGCTCATTATCTATTTCACTATATCGTTCATCATTCAATTTACAATTTTTAGCCTCGTCTAATTGGTCTAAAACTTGTTTATATGCGTAATAATCATACCAATATTCAGTAGTACGCATAAAGTTTTCGTTTATCTCACCATTGGTATAACCCCTATCGCCGTAGTCTTCGTTATATAAAGTTTTCAGAGTACAAAGAAGATTGTTATAAACCGTTACAAGACCCTCTAACTCGTCAAGTCTATATGTATCCCAGTCATTCTTAACTTCATCATTTGGCAAACGATATTTAAACGCCCGAATATCTTGATTGAGTTGATTGTATTGTTTTGTATATTCAATGTATTTCTCTCTTGCTATTTCTATATCTGTCTTATACTGCCTGTATTTCTCCGCTAATTCTTCTGATACATAAACTAAGTTGCCACTATCATCACGAACGCTTAAATAATAATCAATATTGTCAATTCGTGAATGACCGAAATTAACATACCTTAAATCAATATCGTTACCGCCGGTAACATTGTATCGTGTACATAACTTTTCTTCGTTACAAGTTATATTGACAGAATTAATTAGGGAATTTTTTGATAAAAATACACCCGAATCGTTCCCTAAATTTTCAATCAACACAACATTAATCTTTCTATTGATTCTATCGAAATCAACGATTGCCTTAGTCTTTGACGCTAAATCATTCGTTAAGAAAGCATATATATTTTCACTCACGTTAAATTGAAATCTCTTATTCACTAAACTGCTATCTATATCACCTACAGACCAATTACAATTACATTTTTCAATAGCCAAAGTCAAAAGACTAAGCTGATTACGATATTTAGTATAAAAGGTAAATAGTTCATCAATTCTCGCACAAAGTACACTTCGTTTATATTGTATTTTGTCAACCGTAACACCGTCTTGCTTATAAAAAATTTTCATATATTCAATTAATGAATGTTCATCGTTAGTTGAATCATAAACAACTTTGCTAAAAAGACGAGGAATGAGTTTTATCATTTCCATAAATTTCGCAATTCTCGTAGCGTCAGTAACATTTCGGGTTGCGTCATCTATAGCACCGCCACCTAATACAAAACTTTTAAAAGCAGTAAGCTGTTCAGGGAAAGTATTATAAAATACAATATAATCGTAAGGAAGTCCTGTGTATTCGTTTAATAGACTTTCGGTTTCTCCATCATCATAGGTAACAAGATATTCCGCAGAATCCTTTTCACCTGTATTCACTTTAAAATTAACAAGTTCTTTGTTTTCCAATTCACAATCAATAGAATGTGCTGTGATACTTTTCATTTCCTTATCGCCATCATCTGTATAAGGAGGATATTTTAACTTGAAGTATCCAAATTTCTCTACAAACAACTCGGTATCAATCAACAACTTATCATACCCGTTAGTTTCTATTCGCTCACCATTTATATCCATATACCTATAATAATCGAAATTTAATTCATATTGATTATTACCAGCCAATTTCAATCTACAAGTATCCTCGACAATTCCGTTCAATTCACATATTGCTTTATGCGTATCAGGTCTACAAAGAAATATCTTCAAAGGCTTCGGGTTATCGTATAAATTAAAATCAAACATTACGGCAAGCCACCTACCTTAATCGGAATACTAATATCAACTATAAAATCAGCATTTCCAGCAAATACAATTTCGTTCATTTTCGGAAGTAGGGAAAACCAATATATCTCATAAGTACCTGTACCCACTCCATTAAAATTATATATCTCGTTTATATTCCAACCTAAATCTTCCATTGTCACGGGGAATCCGTCAGCAGTAACACGTTTTAACTGTGTATCAATAACAGCTTCGGTACAAGAAGGTAAACTAAACTCCATTAGTTTGTTCGTAGTCTTATTCTTTACATAATAATTACCTGTTGTACTTACATTATGTGGTCTAACAATAATCTTGGGATATATTAAATCTTCTAATTCGTCAGAATCACAATTAATAATTTTGGTAATAGGAGTATATAATTGTGCCGAAACCTTAACCTGTTTTTCTTTATAAGCAAATGGTGAATCAGAAGTAAAAGTTAAATTCAATCCATTTAATCCATTAACATAATACGGCGTGATATTATTAAATACGCCGTTCATTTTTATCTTGTTTTGATTGTCATACAATACTTCAAGTTTACGCATTGTAGAGGGTGAAGTCAGCCACGCAGAGAGTTTTCGCAAATGTCCTTCGCTAATTCTATGATATTGTTCGGTGTGAGATTTATTTTTTAAAATTGGATTTTTAATAATAAAAAACGGCTCAACAAGAGTATCGGTGTACTTTACTCCATAATGAATCGGTCGCTTTTTATTTATTGTCGTAGTGCCTTTAAGTATTTCTTTATTTAAACCCATATTAGTTGTATCACTCGGTTTAGCCATAATCATACCAAAGTCACTTAGTTTCTTTCCATTATAAGTAAAATCTAAACCAACCATTTATTTTTCTCACCTCTCTTATAATAATAGAGGTGGGGAGAAAACTCCCCACCAATTATCGTTTAACACCAATTTTCTTCAAATCACTTACAATACGTCTGTGTGTGTATTGATAAGAGTCCTCGTAAAATTGTTTGCCAAACGCCTTTAAATCTGTAATTACTGTACTGTCAACATTACCGTCTACTCTAATCAAACTATCGTAATTATTGTAAACATTATTGTTGACATTGGTTTCAGGTGTGTTATAATCAGCACCCGTCTTACCGATAAATTCTTCGGGTGTAATCTTACCCCAAGCAAACAGGTTATCAGTTAGGTCGTTAGGAATTACACCGTCACCTCTGCTTAAAGGAGTTAGAATAGCACCATCAGATTTTCTAACAATAAACTCAGGTTTACGTCCTTCCTGAGTCCAAGCTAACCCACTTTGAGATACAGACCTTGTACCACTTGCGTATCCGGCAGAAGCCGTAGATACAACATCACTTAATTGTGCTTTGTTCGGGTCAATACCATAATAACCAAGTAACTTATTAAGAGCATTATTAATAGTTAAAGTCGAACCCTTAGTAAGTGCGTTAGCAGCACTCATAAGCTGTGTTACTTGACTTAAATCAGTAAATATATGCTCCCACTTATCATCAAAAGCGTCTTGTAAACTGTCTTTCAAGTCATCAAGAGCGTTCTGACTAATCTCAATTAAGTGGTCGTTTACAGTTTCGTTAAGGTCATCCTGTTTCTCTTTTAAGTCAGCCTGTAATCTTGCACGTTGAGCCTTAGACTCTAAATCGTCCATAGTTTCAAGTGCTGCTATCTGTGCTTCAAGATTTTGAATTTCTGAGTTTTTATCACGGAGCGTTTTGTCTAAGTCATAGTAAGATTTTTTCGCTGAAATAGCCTCACGGCGAGTTTCGATTAACTTAAACAAACTATCTAACTCAGCTTTAGCCATATCTTTATACATATTAACTATGCTATTCATAGAAGACTTCATATCTTTAGCTGAGTTAAGCATATTAGTTTGTACTTCATTAACCTTATCAGCATACTCATCGGCAGTATAATAACCCTCTGCATACAGTCTGTTGACTTCATCAAGTTCTGCTTGATAATTGCCAACTTGCTCTCTTGCTTTTTCGTAACCAGCAGTCAAAAGACCAACCTGTGCAATACCATATTCGGTTATCTTACCGTCTTTATCATAGTACATACTCTCGTCAATAAATTCAGCGATACCCTCCAACAAACCATTAAGTTTCTCGGCTTTTTCAATAGCTTTTTCAAAAGGTTTAAGATAGAACTCATCACGAAGTTCATCTTTAATTTTCTTAATATTCTCATAAGAAGAATATTGAGCCGCCGCAAAATCGTTATACTCACCAAACCATTCCTCAGCAGTCTTACCACCATAAACACCCTCAGAATCAGCTAACGCCTTTTGATAATTAGCCCAAGCCTCCGCAGTTTGCTTTACTGTGGTTTGATAATGTTCGGTTTCTTGTGCTATCTGTTGGAGATAAGCAGTTTCAACACTCTTATCTAAATCCTTACCAATCGTCTTCATCATACTTGCGTATGCACTCCAAGCACCTTTAACTTTGTCGATGATTTGAAGTGCTTTCTCATATTTCTCAAATGGTAAGTTTATAATCGCATTATTCCATTCAATTTCATTCTTTGTACAACCGGCAATCGAAACACCGATTTCATCAAGTGCTTTTGAAGCGTCTATGTATTCCTGAGAATCATAAGTCCACAAACCATCAGCAATATTTTGATTCATTTGATTTATTAAATCTTGTTGTTCTGCTATCAAAATATTTCTCTGTTGTTGACTTAGCTGAATCTGCTGTTGATAGTCATTAGCGTCAAGCGATAATCCTTTTGCGGTCTTAATATCACGCATAGCACCTAACTGTTCAGAGGTCAAACCATTTACTCTATTATTATAAAGTTTATTTTGATAATCTTTCTGAATATTGCTTATCTTCTCTTCACCAATAGCACGTTTTTCGGCTATAATTGTTTCGTTTTCAATCTCTTGTTGGTCTTCCGCTTGTTTCTTGTATTGAAGTGCGTTATTATAATCAACACAAGCCTGATAGAATCCAGCGGTAATCTTACCTTTACTATAACCCTCAGCAAGTTTAGCGAGAACAGAAGCACTAATTGTAGTACCAGCAGTTACGTTATTCTTTGCCTGAGTAATATATTGACTATAATCACCGCTACCCTTAGTAGATTGTTTAGAAATAGTTTTACCAAAAGCCGTTGCTTGATTCGCAAAATCATTAATCTCAGCTTGTCTATCTGTTTGTTGTTTATTGTACTGAGCAACAACTTTATCTAACTGAGTATTCTTACCACTTGCAGAAGTAGCATTATCGGCTCTTTGACGGAATAGACTAATATTGTCTTCGCTCTTTTGCCTGTCGTTCTCATATTTAGCTTCTTGATTAGCAAATTTTTGATTACTCGTTTCAGCATAATTAGCCGCTTGTTCAAGTTTAGCCGTTTCAACATTATCCAAAGAAAGATTATAAGCATATAATTTCTCATATGTCTTGACACTATGCTTTTTAATAGTTTTTAAGTCAGCGTCTTTAACTTTCTTTTTAGCTTTAATTGCATTTTTAGCATTTTTAATAGCTTGCTTATATTTCTTCTGATTCTTCTTCGGCTTTAACTTACCAAGAGCAGAAGTAGCACTACTACCAATTTTCTTAGAATCACTTACAACTTTATCAGTTTCAGTTTTATAAGCAGAATTTTGAGCATTAAGCTGTGAGTTTTGATAATTAAGTTGACTATTCTTAAACGCAGAAGTATAAGCAAAACCACTTGTACCAATACCCGTGAATGTACTCTGTTTATCGAGTTTTGCTTGACGTTGAGCGTCACGAACATCTTTGAGGTCTTTGATATAAGTGCGAATATTATTATGAAGTTCACCGATAGATTTTTTAGCTTCTTTGGCTTTGTCATACCATTGTTGATAATCACCTATAACTTCTCTAACACTTTCGCTATACTTACTAATATCAATTTTACCCGACTTAACAAGTTTCTTTATCGAATTTGCTCTCTTTTTGCTAATAACGCCTTTGCTAACAGCAACGTCCAATGTTTTATTAGCTTGTTTCTTATACCGCCTACTTGCTTTACCCTCGGTTTCAACAAGCCCACTTGTTGTGTTTATAGCTTTACGATAATTCTTAACAGAAGCGTCATAACTACCACGCTCTGTTGCACGTTCAGCCTTAGTAATATAGTCACTAATTTTATCAGTTTGTCGTTCAAGTTTAACCTCAATCCAATCAAACAGTTTACTAAACCAATCTTTAAACTTATCAAGTGGTGTGTCCTTATCACTCTTACTATCAGAACTACTCTTACTTTTAGAAGATGAAGAAGATGATTTAGAACTCGATGAAGATTTCTTCGTAGATTTAGATTTAGGTATTAATCCTTGACTATTAAGATTAATACCACCACGAGCAGAAGAACCAGCAAACGCAGTACCACCTAAGAATGAATTACCACGTTTACTACCGTAATTAATCTTACCATATTTAAGTAACTGTTCGGTCTGTTCTCCGTTGAAAATAATATCGCCTTTACGATAATTAAAGAACTCAGGAGAGCGTTCGCCAATAAGTTCCCAACGTCCACTATTAGCAAAAACGTGAATTTCAGGTTTAAGTTCTCCACCTAAAGCCCTACCGGAGTCTTTAGCACCCCAATTACCCCTTGCAAATGCAGTACCATTGACTTTAGCTTTCTTCTTTTTCTTTGACTTTGGCGTAGGATTAACATTTTTTAACTGATTTTGTAATCTCGTTTTAGCCTGATTAACTAATCGGGTAAATGCGTCTTCATCAATCTGTGGAGCATATTTAAGAATAGCCTTTACATCGTGGTCTTCTTTCTCAAATTTAAGAACTTCACTTTTTTCAACGCTAAATTGAACTTTTTTATTGATAACTTCGCCTTCTTGACGTTTCTTTTCCTCAGCTACGTCCTTGTTATCAACTCCAAGATGTACGAGTGCTTTAGCGTCAATACCTTTGATTTTGGATTTAACAATGTCAATATCTTTTTGGTCTAAATCAGCACCAGCTTTAACTTTAGCCTTAATATTCTTAACAGCCTTCTTAAATTTCTTATCATCAAGTCCAAGTTCAGCACGAACTTTTTTGTCTTTAATACTATTAAGACCATCAACAGCCTTAGTAATTTTCTTAGTCGATTTTTTCGTATCCGTACCTGTTTGAATATCAACTTGATACTTATTCATACCTTTATTAAAGGATTGAATGTTATTAATAGCCTTACCAGCGTCAGATTTCGGGTCTTTTAAGTCTTTGTCAACATCAACCTTTAACGCCAACGCTCCGCTATCTTGAAATTCTTGCTTTTTCTTTAAAAGATTAGCAAGAATAATTTGAGCAGCTTTAGCATTTTCATCATCAATGTCAAACTTAATAACCTCTTGACCTTCACCATTTACGGTAGTCCACTTCTTATGAATAATCCTACGAATCTCTTTAAGTTGGTCGTCAACCTGTGATTCAGTAGTATTCTCATCGAACGAAAATGTCATATCGGTGAGTTTTGCTTTCTTTAATTTCTTACGAACATCATCAAAAGCATTTTGTAAGTCATTATCTGACATTCCACCAATATCAATATCTACGGTGAAATCGTAGTCATCTAACTTCTGTACAATGTTTTCAAGAAATTCCGTACTAATACCAAGCTGTTTTGCAAGACTTTCTTTATCTGCAATTTTAAGAGTCCATTCACCATCTTTACCTTGTGTATAGTAACCTAATTCTTTCATAGCAGACAAGAAGTTATTTACACCCTGTTCATCTTCTTTGAGGAAGTCTTTTACGCTATAACTTGTATTCTTAATATTATTGTCAAGATTCTCATAAGCCTTAACAATATCATCAACATTAGCCGTTGATAAATCCTTAAACGTCAGTAAATCAACATAAGTTCTAAACTCATTTGTACCAACCAAACCCTTGTCGTATAGTTCTTTAATATCTTTGAGTTTATCTCTTATAGCGTCATAAGAATCTCCTTCTTCTCCATTACTCAAAGCGTCTTGCCAAGCCTGATACTTAGAAGTTAGTGCTTCATAATTGGCTGCAAGTAGTTCGGTGTTTTCAATATCATCAAGAATACCACTACGTTCATTTTCAAGGTTTAATCTTTCTTCTGCGTCCGTACAAGAATTAATCTTTTCATTTAGATTTCCAAGTTTCTTTTGTAACTTTTCAATCCTTTCATCAACTTTGCTCTTTTCTTGTTTAGCAACCTCATTATTTAATCTTGTAAGTTCTTGTGTATTAAGTTTAATACCTTGTGCAGTACGTTTAATAAGTTTGTCCTCATCATAACCTTTAATTTGACTATAATAAGAAGCAAGAGCGTCTACACCAAGAGATTTTACATTACCCTTTTCATCAGTTTCAGTTTTATAATTAATACCGCCTTGTTGTGCTGACTGTTTAAGAAAATCAGAATAAGCGTCTGCTCTCCTTTTAACATCATCAATAAAAGCATTTTCATCAAAATTGCTTGTATCGGTTTCTTTAAACTCTTTAATCTTGTTTTTTAAATCATCCCAAGATTTTATAGTTTTAGCGTCAATTTTAAATAAAGCTGAAATATCATCGTACTTCCAATTTTTTAACTCTTTTTCAGCGTCTTTTACCGATATTACGCCTTTAGAAAGTTTAAAAATTCTTTCATAAGCATTATCTAAAGTTTCTCCCGATGAACCAATAGTATTAAAATCATTTAATATAGCATTTTTGGTTTCCTTTGTAATGCCCTTAATACCTTCAAGATTTGTCTTAACAGTATTATAATACTCTTGATATTTTTTTAGAGATATTTTATTTTTTTTAAATGAGTCAAAGGCTTCCGATAAATCTGTATATTTTTCAATATCAAAATTAAATTTACCGTTTTCATCTTTACCTAATACCTTTAATAAATGGTCTTTAATATATTTTTCAGCGTCTTCCCATTTATCAAAATTTAATGCAGTATAATCCAACGAGTTAATAGACCGTTGGATAAGGTTTTGTCTTTCTTCCGAAAGAGCAGAATAGTCGGTTTGGGTAGGTAGCCATTTATTTATATTAGAAGTTAAATTGCTCCAATTCTGCTTTATTTCGTTTTGTTTATCAGCAGATTTTTTATTAACATTATTAACAAGTGTTTGAAAAGTATTTCCACTTAATTTACTTTCAAATTCTTTTTGAATTTCGTAAGTACCTTTTTCTAATTCTTTTTTCAATTTATCAGTAACATTTACAGTTCCGTTTAAATCAAAATACAAAGTATCAAATACAAGTTTATCATCTTTCCAAACCTGTTGTCCTTTATTAAATAAAGCTGGGATATTATATTTTTTAAATAAAGCCTCGTATTTTTCTCGTATCTTCGTTACTTCATCTAAATCTAAACCATTTACATCTATCGAAAGTCGCTTTTCACCAGCTTTATCTAACTTGTTATACCATAAATTAGATTGTATATCGTATAATTCGTCTTCTAAAACTTCATTTTGTGCCTTAGTTTTATCAAAAATCTTTGGTAATTCATCTGCAATTTTTTGATTGGCTATTTCTCTTTCAACCTCTAATAGTTCCTTTAAAGAATTTGTAACATCATTGACATTACCGTTAAGTTGAACAATAGCATTGCCATTTTCATCGTAAATAACAGGAAGGTCGGTAAATTGTTCTGCCAAGTCTTTACTAATTGATAAAAACGCCTCATATTCAGACGTTGACAATGATTTGTTTTTACCAGTAACCATATCAACACCCTGAGCCAATTCAGCAAATTGCGTTGTTGATTCACTTATAACAGACTTTTGTTTTTCAAAAGTTTCGCTAATTTCCTTAACTTTATTTTCAGCTTCTTCACCGGCTTCAATAAGTTTCTCAGTATGATGAATTATATCATCAATCCAACTAACTACTCCACTTACAAGCATTGACGCAATAAGCCCAATACCCATACTAATAGTAGCATTAAGTAATGTTGTTACAGCGTTTAAAGCAAACGTAGCAATTTTAGCACCTACAAGTTGAGCGATATAACCACCCATAGAAGCCTTCGCACCGTCTAAATTGTTTAAATAATTACCTAAACCAGTTCGTGATTGTGCTACCGCTTGTGCAAATTGTGTTTGATTTAATCCCGTTTCTTTACATACATTACCTGTAGTGTTTAAACCAGAGTTATACTCGGCAATCAACGACCTTGTATTACTAAGACTATTACCTTGTGCCACTAAAGCCACTTGACTTTGAGTAACGGCGGTTCTTAGTCCTTCTTCGCTTTGTTCTGCTAAGTTTGTCGCATTTACATAATCACGAGTTGCTTGCATAGCACTTGATAAATACTGTGTTTTAGCCTCATCAACCGCCATACCTTCATTTACTGCATTTCTAAATGAAGTAAAATACTCTGTTTGCTTATCTAAATTAGCAGAAAAATTCTTACCCAAATCAATCTTCGGGGCTTCACTCGCTATTGCTTTTATACCACTTAATAAGTTATTCTTTATTCTAATTCCAGCAAATTTCGATTCGTCTTCAACGGTTTTGAATATCAAACTGAATATAAAGACGTAACCTGAATTTATCAAAATTACTTGAATTGTGTATAAAGATAATATATAATTGGTTTAAATACCAAAGGAGGCTATATTATGCTACAAAATAAAGATAAATCCGAGAAAAATTCAATCGTATTTTTTGTTTCAATAATAGTAATAATAATAATCGTAGTAATTGGAATAGTTATATCTCTTACTACTTGTAAGAAAAGCAATACAACCGATAACCCGACTAATACAAATTCTTATTCCGACACCGACTACGAACAAGAATATACAAAACCTCAAATGAGTACATACTATCTCAAAAAAGCAGAAAGAGCAGCTATGTCATACTGTAGTAGAGTTATGAGCATATATCGAGAAGTAAGTAGTGTGGTCTATACAGGAGATTACAATATAATAGATGAAGATACCGTTTATCTTGATTTCAATATGACTATTAACGGTAAACCTCAAATAAAAAGTGTTAGTTGTCAACGCCGTGAAAATGGTACTTGGAAAGCAAGTTTATATGAATATAAAGTAGATTAGTTACTAATTAAACCGCAAGAAGTCAATTTGTTTGCCGGAATTGTGGTTATAAGTTTTAAGGTAGGGAAGAATATGAGTGATTTTGTAGATAGAAAATTAACAGAAGAAGAATTTAAGCTAATCAAAGAATCCGTAGAAATAGACGGTATATTTATTATGCAAGAATTTTCTTATCGCCAAGATATAATAAATAAAATGAATAATAATACATTTATAAATATATCAGACGCAATATTCTACGCACCTTTTGTTGTCCTTTGTTTGAAAGAGCGTAATAATATTCTTTCTAATGAAGTCAAGAATGAATTTAATGAAACAAAGAAACAACAATTAAGGCAAAAATTATACCTCTGCAATAACCTATGGAGAATGATTAATCATTATTTTGCCGAACTCTATTAATAAAATCTATCATCGGTTTTATATCTATAAATCTACATAAATACCGATTCTCAAATATTTTTATATAAAATAGTTTTATAAATTGTTCAAAAGACAATTCTTTCTCCGTAAAAACACCCTTATGAATCAATGTTTTATATGTTAATTCAATCTCCCATTCTTTTAAAAATAACATAATTTCTTTATTATAATAATAACGCCTTTCTTTGTTTCTACCAGTTGCATTATTATATTCATCATAAAGATATACTTTTTTAAATTTCTTTTTTATTTTTGATTTTGATAATTCAATAAACCTATCAACCGAAAATATCATTTTACCAATCCTTTCTTTTTAAATCGGCAATCTATTCCCCAAATCCGAAAAAATTGCCGAAATGGGAAATATCCCGTTAAGGTATAATCCGAATCGTAAAAATCAAATTATACCCTTTCAGTATAATAACAAACGCAACCGTTTTTGGTTGCGTTTTCTATATGCAACCTTTTTTGGTTGCTATTTATTCGTCATATTGCACAAATACAAAGTGAACAAAATACGTCAAAACACACTTTTCGCACTTTTTTCAACCTACTTCACTACACTTTTCGCACGTTTTTCAAGTGTTATTTGTGCATTATGATACATAAAATTTCTATTTTAACTTCTTTTGCTCAGGTAACAGGGAAGAAGTATCCCACTATTTTTGACACACCATTTAGCCAATGGTTAAATTTTTACCCCAACTCATAACTACTGTCGGGTACAGTTTGCAACATTCATTCACGATTCTCACCGTGTAGGTTTATGTCCTCTGAACCTACCTCTCGTAAGGTAATGGCTGCTAATAGTTTTATATGTATTATGTAGCTTAACATATAAAACGTCTTAGTCTATTGATATAAGAATTTTAACTTATATCAGTTTATCCTATTTTTCTAAACCCCTCTTGATTGTGTAACGATAAACCGTTATACGAGCAAACACAATCTCGTTTATATTACTATTAGTTAAAGGTTTCGTGAGCGTATTCGTTCCTTAGTGTCATAAGTAAACAGAACTGTTTAATTAGTTCACCCACGCCAAATTTTGCTGATAATATACCAGCGGTTATACCTACGGCTGTGCCGAGTAGACCAAAGTGGTCTGTAATCTTATCTATTATTGATAAGAAATTTGTAAATAAATCAATAACAGCACCAATATCGCCACGCTTGAAAAGGTTTTGCCATATTCCTGTTGCAGTTTGAGAAAATGCGTTCATTTTATACTCAATACTGTCTTGAATAATTGACATTTCTTGCATAGCGTTACCAGCACTATTCTGCATTGTATTAAGAGAATCTTCTACTGTTTGGAAGTTGTTGAGCATAGCTGCAACAACTTGACCTTGACGTTTCAATTTTATTAAACAGAGTCACAACTTCTGTTAATGGTTATATATATTCTTCATACACTCCTTTCTTATAATCTTCACAAAATCTATACCATTGTTCAGGTGTATTAAAGTATTGACCGTACATACTGTGAAACAAAACGTGTAATTTTTTATCCACACATACACCAAGCGGATATAAACTCTGTATTCTTAAAAATTCAGTTAATAAAAAAGATAAATCTTTTTCAGAGTAGTCTTTAAAAGATTTATCTTTGTATTTAGGGTATAAATCAAAAATATCATTTATAATATTGCTCACACCATATAAATGATGTATCTCAAAACTTTTACTGTCGGTTAATACACACTTATAATTACAATTCTCCATAGACTCTTTTTTCCATTGTTGATTTTGACCTCGTAAATATTTTGAAATCGTTGGATAAGAAAAACTTTCAAAATTTTGTCTATACAATCCCATTTGCTCTCGTTTCCATTTGACCGCCCTTTGTGTTCTTCCTATGTTTTTCGCAATAATCACATCGGGAATTAAAAACCAATTAGTTTGTATATATTCAACTTCCCAGTCTTTCCATTTTGATGTAATTTTTTGATAAGATAATAAATTACATCTTTTTGCTTTATTATTAATCATATCTTTAGTGCGATTTGGTAATAATTTCATTAAATCGTCAAAAGGAATATAACTATAATTTTGCATTAATATTTTAGTTTCCTTTTCCGTCCACTTACGTCTATTTTTAGTATTGTCAAAATCTTTTCTATGCGTATTATTTGAAGCAATATTTAATTTTTGACATTTTCTATATATTGCTGTTTTTGATAAAAACGGGAATCTTTGTTCAATTTTCTCCCAATCCCCGTTTGGATAATATTTTCTTAAAAAATCAATATCATCATTCGTATAAGTATATCTCATATTTTTTATATATAACCATTCTTATACTCTCGTATAAGTTTAGACCATTTCTTCACCCTATTTAAAATAGGGGCATACCTTTTCCATTTAAGAGGTTTTCACTCACTCCATATATTTGAGCCGTACTTCTGTTGTTGTAACTATTCAGGATTCCCACCTTTATTCTATTATTACAACCCTATCGGGAATGGTCGTTGAACGTGTACCCTCAGCTTAACTGTTCTTTTGTTTTAAGAATAATGTTAGGGTACTTCGCTGCGAATTAGCCATTGTAATATCCTTATGTTGTTAAACTCTCATAATCTGATTTCTCGATTATTGTAGTATAAGGCTTTAGGCAACCAACGCAATTAAATATGTACTATTTTGTGTATTACTACACAATCCGGCTAACGTATGATAACCGGCAAGAGCTTCGAGTAATTTTGCCTGATTTTTGTCGGTAAGGTCATCCCAAACCTCAGATATATCTCTTAAAATTTGTGTTGTACTTTTAAATGTTGTTTTTGCTTCGTCAGCAAATAAAGAAACGCCACCAAATCCGTTTTTAGCAGTCTTCGTAAGATTTGCTATTTTACCATCGAGAACTTCTACGCCACCAATAAATTCATTGGTGCTTTCATCATAGCCTCTAATTCTCATACTTATTCCAAATATTAAGTGTACTCGCAACATACACCTTATCACAATTGATAACTTACGCTTTCACGCAAGAGTAGACCATTTCTTAATCACATTCTGTATTAAACAGAATAGCAACCACACCTTTTCCATTTAAGGGGATTTCACCCACACCATTAGCTTGTGCCGTACCTCTGTTGCTGTAGTTATTCGGGATTTTACCCTTATTCGTAAACCTACAACCCGACAAGGGAGTGGTCGTTGAGCGTTCACCATATTATTACTAACTTAGGTGCTTCGTTGCAGAACAACCATTGTAATATCCTTACGTTTTCAAACCATCATAGCGTAGTTTCCTCGCTATTGTGGTGCAAGGCTTTAGGTATTACCTGCAATTAAATGTGTTCTATATATACATTTCTGTATATAAAGACAATGTTTTGTCTTCATAGCATTACCTACGGAAGCTGCGTCCCTCGTAATTTCTGTTGCTGCCGTTCCTAACGCAATAGTTTCATCTAAAGTATTGTTAGCTTCTGCCATAGCAGAAGATGAACGAGTAAGGAAGTCAACGATATTTCCGTTACTGACTGCTTGTGAATTACCTATAGCATTAATCTTACTCGCAATTCCATCTAAAGCGTCATCTGCTTCAATTTTAAATCTTTTGTACTTATATTTTCATATAAGAATAGACTATTTCTTCACCCTATTTAATAGGGGTACACCTTTTCCATTTAAGAGGTTTTCACTCACACCTTTGCGATTGTGCCGTACTTCTATTGTTATGGATATTCGGGATTTCCACCCTTATTCACAAGTCCATAACTCTACTGAGAATAGTCGTTGAACCTTTACCCTCGACTAATACCGTATGGTCTACGGAATACGTTAGGGTACTTGGCTACAGAACACTCATTATCACAATACTTAGGCTTTTGACCTTATATCATCCTTACGTTGTTTCTACTTTCGTGCCATCATAACGTGATTTCTCCGTTATTGTGGTGCAAGGCTTTAGAGATTACCTGTAGTTAAATGTATACAAGTTGCATATTACTATACAACAGGGCATAAACTTTCGTTTTGCCTTCATAGCCGAAACCAACCCATCGGTCGATTCATTCATATCCAAATCCGGTGAGATAGCTTCAAAAATAGATGACGTTTTAGCCATTTCAATAGCGTCTTTAATTGAGTCCTTTTGTTACTCTTTCCAAAAAGAAAGGGGTAGGTCATTTCTGCCTACCTCTGCAATTTCATATTATATTTTGATTATAGTTGCAGAGCAGAGTACATCATCACCTTGTACTTTCGTATTTAGGTGTTCAGCGTGCAAACATACATTACTGTATGTAAAACTTACTCGTTACGGGTTTAGAATATACTAAACATTCTATCTTGCCCTCGGAATTGTCCTTCTCAGGAGATTTCCCGATAAAAGCTGAATTTACTTATATATATTTCTATATATAGGGTCGAGCCGAAGCCAACCAAGACGTGACCAGTCAGCACTTGCTTGAATTACATCTTTCGCCGTAACTCCCAACTGCTTACCAATCTCAGACGCACTCTCGTAAAATTCATTAAGTTGCTCAGTAGTACCGTCAGTAGTCTTCTTCAAATCAACGAGTGCCGTATCCAACTCAATAACAGTTTCAACACCTGTTTTAAGAGTTCTATAGGTACTCATAATAATATAAAGACCACTAAAATACGTTGACAACTTCTTTATTTGATAACCGAGTCTATCAGTAAAAGCCAAACCTGTTTTACCAGCCATTTTAGCTTCTTGTGTAATCATTCTAAACTCTTGTCTTATTTGACCGAGCCTTACATTATCACAAGACTTAACCTCGGTTTGAAGTATTTTAATTTGATTACCAAATTGTTTTGTAGCGGCAGTATTTTCTTTCAACCACACGCCCATTTGATTAGATAGAATCGCTCTATCATTAAGTAATTTCTCCGCTTGTGCTAATTCTTCTTCTCTGTCTGCCGTGATTTTTAACTCATTTTGTACTTGCTTTAAAGTATCTGAAAATTCTTTTTCTTTAGCAATAAGAGTTTCAACATCACCACTTTCAGACGCAGTACGCATTTCAACTAAAGTATCTCTAAGTAACTGAACTTTCTCCCGTGTTTCATCACTAACCGCAGAAAGTTTGCTCATATCAAGACTAACTTTTGATATTGCCACATCATAATTTGAAGCATTACCATTAGCAAGAGTACCCTGAATAGCCTCTACGAGTTTTTCTTTTGCCTGTTCTGCTTTACTAACAATATTGTCGATATTTGCAGTTATATTGGCAAAACCAGTTTCAGCCTTAGTTATACTTTCCTGTGGGATTAAATCAGCAAATTTCTCACGAACCTCTACCTCTTTAGCTTTAAGTTCTTCAAGTTTTGTTTTGTATCCCTCAATAGTCGCAGTACCTACTGAATCCCTATATCCAGCATTTTCAGTAGTAGACTGCAAACGCTTCATTTGTTCAAGAACTTTATTATATTCGCTGACAGCCCGTTCTTCTTCTTTTATTTTAGCTTTTAAATCTTCAAAAGCCTGTTTTTGAAACTCAACCGCAGACTTATCTTTCATCTTAGCATTGATAACATCTATAGTCTGCTGAGTCGTAGTTTGAATTTCCTTTATTGTATTCTCTAATTGCTTAAACTGTTCAGCCGACAACTTACCATTGAAAGAACCCATTAAAGCCTTACCCTTAGCCGTTAAAGTATCTATCTCAGCCTGTAACGCTTTAATTTCATTAGTATTTGTCCGTGTATCAAGTTTAGCAATCTTGATTTGTTTATTACCAATTTGTTTAGCAACATTAACTAATTCTTTATAAGAGTTTGTAGCCGTTTTAATATTAGCGTCTATTTTAACAGCACTAACAGATTTAAGCTGTGACCTCAACTCTCCAATTTCTTTAGTCAACGCCCCTATATCACCTGTTAAGGTTATCGGTTTAGCTGACTTTTGTATTTCGTCAAGTTGAGATTTAACCCTACTTATAGAGTCACTACCTATTTCCGCTGATAGTTGTAGTCTGAAATCTTCATCTGCCATAATTCATCACTTCCTTTTGAGCATAAAAAATACACCCAATGGGTGTATAGTTATGATTATAAAATATTATCTTGCTCTAAAGCAGATTTAAGTTTACCCAAACTTTTCCATTTTCTTTCACTCGGTTTAAGGTCAGAATAAATATCAACCATTTCAGCCGTAGTCCACGATAATAGACTTTGAATCAACTCTTTTTCTACTCCGATAGATAGGAGTTTTGTGACTAACATATGTCTAAGGGAATGAGGATAAAAGGTTTTAGAAAACCTTTTTGTAGTAAATATATCCCATTTCACAAACCAACTCTTAATAGTTGTTAATTCTGCCGGTTCACCATTTGATTTGATGAATATATAAGTGTGGTCTTGATTATTCTCTTTCATAATCTTTTCTCTCTCGACCAGCCATTTATGATAATTAGGTAAGAATGTATCTTTTAGAATATATCTTAACGCAGATTTACCATTAACTCCACGACCTTTGATTCTAATTTCCTCTGTCGTTTCTAAGAATAAACCCTCATAAGCCGTATTATTTTCGTCAATAATATCCGTCCTAAATCTAACAAGTTCACTTGCTCTCGCTCCCGAACTTGTCATTAACGATAACAAGCATTTTTGCTGAGTTTTGCCTTTTTCATCAAGCATACTCATTAACTCGTTTATTTCTTCTTGTGTAAAAACAGATTTCTTTCTAACAGCTTCTTTATCAGGTTTATCAATAAACGGTAATAGATTTCGGAAATTAGGATATTGTTCACCCATAACCTTTTCTATCCAAGTGCTAAAAGCAGATAAACAAGAATGACATTGATGAAATCTATTCGGACTCCATTGTAACTCTATACTTGCATAGTCAAAGAAGTCCATAAAATCCATTCTCTTTAAATCTATGTAAAATGTGTTTCCGTCCTCTAATATATTCCAACAAAAGAATATATTTAGATTGCTCCTGTAATTTATAATCGTTTTCGGTGATTTTTTCGTAGAATAGTTCTTTAAAAATCTTTCCATTAACTTTTTATTCTCAGGATTTATTTGTTCTATTAATTCAGGAGAAGTGATTATCTTCCTGAATGTTTTTCTTCCCATTCAATCACCTCCTTATTTTACTTTAATGCCTTTCGATTGCAGATAGCGTTTTAACTGAGGACGCATTTGAATTTGAATATCGGTAACAGGGTCTTTCCAAATTGTTGTATCATCATCAGCACCCTTATAATTACCGTGGGGATTATATCCGTAATACATACCATAAGCAGCATATTCAAATATCTCTCTATTCATAGAAGATGAATGTGGTCTTGTATAAACCAACGTATAATCAAAAATTATTTTTTCATAATACCTCAATGCAGATACCTTATAATAAATATCAGCCTTATATCCGTTGGTAGTCCGACTAACTCCCGTACTTGCCAAAGAGTTCATAAGTTGATACGTTCTTTCGTATAATAACGGTCTATAACCCGAATAAAATTTATTTATATAATTTCTAAATACGGTCAAAGCATATCGTTTTTCCTCATTTACTAATTCATAACACTTCTTCATCAAAGCATTTTGTAATTGTGACATATTGGTAATTGCCATATAATCACCCTACTTTTCGTCTTTACTCTTTATTTCTCCGACAATTTTATTGATTTCTCTGTTGTGTTCTTCTAAGTCTTTGAATTTCTTATTAAATACTTCGCTGTCATTATAAGCATTAATAAGACCCGTAGGTGTCAACTGTTCTTTAATTCCGGCAACCTTAGTAGCCGATTCCATAAGAGTTTCAACATCAATGTTCTCAATCTTCTTCTCAAATGTTTCCAAAAGTCTTGAAAGCACTTCGTTAAGAGGATTCGGATGAATACCCGTCTTAAACTCAACATCAGCGTCCACAGCCTTAACTAATTCATCAAGCACGCCATCGTCCATATTTTCTCTTATAATTTCAGCAATATTTGTGTTTTGAACAAAATCACACATCTTATCAATACCATTGATTTCAGCTTCTTCAATATCTGATAAATCAATCGCTGCAAAATACATAATAATATGATAGTCGAATATCACAGGTAAAAGATTAGAAAAGAAATGTTCATCAATAATACAACGCTCAACCGTTTTCTTAACTAAATTCATTTTTCCGAGCATACTGATATTCGTGCTAAAGTCAAATTCAATCTTCTCGCTATCTTCTCCCTGTGTAAAATCTGTATAATAACCTTTCTTCTGCATAGTGTTCCTCCTATATTTTAGTTATTTCTTTTAATAATTTATCTATATCCCATATGTAATATTTCCGAAGTTTCTTACCTTCGATTTTTATAGCACCGTGTTTTATAATTTCAATTTCATTTATACTGTTTTTCGTAGTTGTATGACGAAAGTTGTTAAAATCTTCAATACGAAGAAAATAACTTCTCTCCATATCACGTTGCTCATCTCTAAAATTCATAATAAACCCAGCAATCGTACCCTCGTACTTTGCTATTTTACTCAATCCTTTGATTTGATGATATTTAATCATTCTTTGGTTTTTATCGTCTTTATCACGTTGAAAACTAACCGCTTTACCTTTAGTTGACTTCAATTCAAAACCACAAAACAGTTTTTGATTACCGTCAAATACAAAAAAATCACAAGGATTCTCCCAAGAGAATTTGCTAAAACCGCTATTCACAAAAGACTGAGCAGAATCTTTTAATCTGTAAACATAACAATAATCGGGAATAGATTTTACAAACTGTTCTTCAAATTTTTTTCCTACATTTTTGATAAAATCACCCCTCTAATGAGGTCTGTTATTCCATTCATCTCTAAGTCTAAAATGGTCTTCTTTCTTAAACGCAAAAACAAGTTGCATAGACCTATCCGTATAAATATCTACGGGTATAGCATATTTTGAAATATAAAATGCACATTGTTTTGGATTTCTAAAATAAAAAACCTCGTTATCATCATATTGTTTTCCTGTTAAATCACTTGTTACTATCATTTCTTTCGTCCTTTCTATTATTTGGAAACGTAAAAAAAAGGATATTACGGCAAACATAATATCCTTAAACCAACATTGACTTATTCAATCTCACTACTTTAAATCTCCAATTATCATCTATTCAATAAATACAATCATTCAGCTTAGTGTTGTGTTTAAAAATATTATTTCATTTTACCGAACAAAATTATCGCCTTTTACCGAATTTTGAATGTCTTGTTTTAATAACAGTATTTTCGGCAATAGGAGTGTATTCATCTTCTTTTACGTTTTCTATTTCTATTTTCTTTTCCTCATCTTCGATAGATAAAAGTCTATCAATATGTCTTTGAACATTATCTAAGAATGTATCCTTATCTGATAAATCAACATTAAGTAATCTATCTCTTGCTTCAATATCGGTATATACTCCCGTGGAGTTACCATAAAGAATTTGGAAAATCTTATAATGCTCCGATGTATCAGTATAGGTTTTCCACGGCTCAGATTGCATTACGTCTTTACAAGCCAAACACATATAATAACCTTTACCACATACGCCACAATAAGCGTTAATCTTTCCCATAATTTTCACCTCTTAAAAAAAGTCCACCGCAAGCCGAAACTTGCGGTGGTAAGTGATAAATAAGTACAGTTTATACTTAAAATAAAAAAGCTAATTACTCAGCACCGTCACCATTCGCAACAATAACTGTGAACAGTTCACCCTCGTCATCACAATAATCCTTAGCAATTGTAAAGGTGAAGGGGTGCTTACCTGTAGAAGTAAGAGCGAGTTCAATACTTTCAGGATTAAGTTTTGCTTTAGGAGCAATAATAGCACCAGAGTAAATTTTATTGCTGTTACATACGTCCTTAAAGTAAGCATAGATTTTGAGCATAACTTCTGCGGGGAAGTTCTCAGCCTTATTAACGACTTTAAGAGCCTCAGTAGAAGCATAAGAATACTCAACAAATACCTTGCCCGTAAGACCCGTAGGAACAGTAATCTCCTTATCGGCAATAACAAACGCAGTAGCAGAAACTTCTGTACCCTTAGCGAAAGCAGTACCAACATCACCAGCAGTATAAGCATAGATATACTTAATATCCTTGTCAGGTGTATATTTAAGAGTTACCTTACCAGCGTTACCACCAGTTGTGGGTATTTCAAGAATCTCATATGTAGGTACAGAAATAGTATCGTTCTGAGCCGCTACAACCTTTTCAGTACCATACTGAGCAGCGAGAAGGTCAAAACTAATAAGAGAGTTTGAACCTGTGAACTCACCCTTTTTAGCACGATAAATTGTATCAATAGTAGAACCAAAAGCGTCAACAACTTCCTCGCCCTCAGCAGTACAGTTAAGTGAGGGGTCTTCGATTGACTTAATTGTCATAATCTGCTTTGCTGTTTCAATATCAAATGCACTTGCTCTACGCACCTTGTCTAAAATAAGTTCATTTTTATTAAACATAATAGTATCCTCCTTGATAGGTTAAAAATATACAAAAAAAATAAACCCCTATAAAACAGGGGAGATTAGTCAGTAGTCCACGATAGACGGTTTTTATCAATACCTTTTAAACTACCAAAACCCGAATACGCACCTTGTAGTAACATATCCGAATCTTTCTCTTTAGTAATTCGTTTTAAATTTTCTATCGCTCTACCAATAGGGATATGCCATAATCCCTCATCACCGCACAAACCACAATGAACAGCAAGAGAAGAATGAAGTGGTTTAATAATACTCTTAAACTGACTCCCTTGCATTTGAGCCATTTCTAACTCATCCATTGCGTCCTCTATTAAATCCATTTTGGTTTGTTCGTTAGCTGGGATTTGGTTATTCCTTTCAAGTCCGTGTAACTTTCTTATAGTTTCACAAGCCATAGTATACACGACTCTATCTATCATAATATCGTCTTTGACATTGTATAAATAAATATCTTTGGTGTCTTTGTGTTCATACAAGTCAAAATCCGCTAAATCTATACTGTCACTTGTTTCGGGATTAATCAAAATTAATTGCATTGGATTGATTAGCATACCCTCTTTTTCTTCATTAGAAAGTTTTAAAAACTTTTCAGGGTCATCTTTGCTCATTTTATAGTATAATTTCTTTTTGCTTGAAACTAATTGCGAAACAAGTTTTAAAAATAAATCGTAATCGTTTATTTGCGTATAATCAATACCCAAAATCCATAACTGAGCCTTTAGGTCAGCACCAACCGAAGTAAAACTCTTAATAGCCGAGAAATACTTTTCTTCTCCGAAATCCATTATCTGTTTTAATGTCGGCTGATGAATTGAAATTTTAGGAGCAACCTTTATGTCATAACCATAATAGGCTTTTAATTCGTCAAAATTATTCATCGTCATCACACAGATTTGCGTTCAAATCTAATCCTGTGAATTTAATCTCACGATATAAATAATCTCTGACATATGCTCCTTCGTGGTCTTTTACAAGTTTTAAATGACCGATAGCAAGGTGTCTATTGTCATTAAACTTACGTTTAATAAGCCTCGCTATATAATCATTTCTATTTTCTCGTATTTTGGGTACGTTATTTACCCTCATATGCTTATAATGTGAGATAATAATAATCTGCAATTCCGCTTCAAGAAAAGTATCATTCACATCATAGCCCTCATTAATATGAGCCTGTACAGTAATAATTGTGTCGGCTTTATCCAATGTATTTGGGTCTTGATTATAGTCAAATATGTTGACACCAATTAATTCGTCTATATCTTCTTTATCCGACACTTGTTGACTGTCGATTGCTTTTACAATCGCTTCGTCATTTATAATTTGTTTTATAACTTCGTGTTTAATATCTCCGATGATTGAACCGTCACCCATAATCTCACCCTTTCTATATTAAAGATACAATTTTGATAATTACCGAAGATTCATTTTCATCGTTCTCGTCTTTGAAAACAAGTTTAAATTCCTCGTCAATTAAATCATCATTGTCAACCTTAATTGTTATTTTATTTCCGTTTTTGGTAACTTGTAAATCATTAGCGAAATTTGAGATGATTTCCCAATCACCTACCGTATCAAGCACTTCATTGTCTTGATAAAATTTACCCTCAAATGTCTGAGCCTTACCGCCCGACTTAATAACATTTGTTTTATATGTTATCTCTGAACGAATTATAGTTTGCGTATTGTCGGGATTCTCGGTATTTGTAGACTGCGTATTTTGAATCACATCAGGGTCTATATAATCACATATGCCTAAATCAACTCTATCAGTTGCAAGATTTTCTTCATCTTCTTCAACGGTTAATTTAACAAGACCCCGACTACCATTAGCAAAAGAAATGGTATCATTATCCGTAGTTTTATATACTACGGGAGATTCAGAATTTCTATCTATATAAAACCTTTTAGAACTCTTAATACATACTGTATTTTCGTCATAAGGTAATTTAACGTGAAATTGAGCAGAACCGACAACTATTTGCTTTCTTTGCTGTTCACCTGAATTATATTGAGTAGCATTTGTAACAAAACAAGGATAATTAAAAATATCACCCTTGTCATTCTGCCAACGCAGAATCCAAGTGCAAAGAGTTAATGTACCTTCGTAATTAATATCGGACTTTAAGTACGCTTCGGTACAAATCCAATAAGTATCATTCTCACTATCATAAAAAATGTCACCAGCATAAACAGGCGTATCAACCTGTGTCATAAAATTAACAGTATTGCCGTTAGCCGATGAAAATTTATGATTATACATTCTTATAGCAAGAGTGCTTTCGCTCTCATAATCAGCGGATTCATTACCGTGTACCCAACGATAAATTCCCATTTTAAAAGATGGGTCATTACCAAATACCTGTTTTAAATTATCACGGCTATTTTTAATATAAGCACTCCTTAAATCGTTTCCACTTTGTTCAATACGCTTTTTAAACCTATCAAAATAGTCGGTTTCTAAGTTACTCATTATACCACCGCCTATTTCTTAATTTCTCTGCCTAATAAGTCTACAGCCCTGTCTTTGCTCTCATAAGAGTATCTTGATACAAGTGTTTCTGTATCTCTACGCAAAGTATCGTGTAAAGCTGTCATTTTATCTAAATGATTAGCATTACTAAAAGCGTTTACATCTGAGGAACTAAAACCAACACTAAGTAATGTAGGGGTAATTAAGTATTCAGAATCAATATATTGAAGTAACATATAATTACTTAAAATATCCATTTCCTTATCTGTTAAATCTGCTTCAAAATACCCCTCATTATCATTTCTTTCCGATAATTTATCGCAGATATGAAATCTCGGTATTGCAATCGTCAGCAAATCAAACAGATAATCCTCTACATCTTTCTGTGTCATTTGAGGGAGGTCATAATCTTTAAGTTTTCTCAATGCCAAAGCATAGATTTTTGAATAATTTGTCATTGAAATTCAACCTCCTAAAGATTGTTTAGCCTACAAGACCAATAAGATTTAAGTCAAATTCCTTATCAAGTTTCATAATGCTTTGTACGTCAGTAATTCTTCCGTCAGCAATAAATGTCTTGATGATTGTATAAACAGAAGTCTTAACTCTCGGACTTGCCTTTTTAAGATTCTCAATAACTTCTCCAATATTACCTTTTGTGTAATTATCGGGATTAGTGAAAATCTCATACTTCTCAAAGATATTACCAAGTTTAAGTTTCTCAATAACTCTTTCGTCCATAGGTTTAATAACAAGTCCTCTAAAGTAATCCTTATACTGTTTCCAAATATTCTCAATTACCTCATAAGGAACAGCAGTAACTTCGCCTACTTCCGTCCACTCATATCTTTCGTCTGTCTTCTTATCATAATAAGACACATTCGGAACAAGAGCCACAACATCAATAAGCTCGTCTTTGTCGATTTCAACAACCTTTGTCTTTTTTGTTTCTACCACTTTATCAGAAGTGGCTACGGATTTCTCCGTAGCCACGGTCTTTTTAGTTGTTTTCTTTGTAGTAGATTTAGTAGAAGTTCTTGCCATCTCTAAATCATCCTTTCTATTTTAAAATATTAGTTTTATATTACTGGAGAGTTACACACGCAAAGTAGCTGGGAAGGACTAATGCCATTCCAAACAGAGTTTGAAGCTGAATATCAACTGTTTGGTCGTTATTCTCAAACTCATCCTTCATCTTAGAACGTGTATCTCCATAGAAATCAACCTTAATCGGCTTAGTGTCACCACCAAGAATGAAAATCTTAGTGTTGTCAAGAGCCGGTGTAAATGTGCCAGACTGTAAAGTCTGAGGGATAAGCATAAGGTCAAAGCCCTCCCAGTTACCAACAGAACCAGTCATAGCCTTTGCTTCTTTCTGAGAATTAGCAAACATATGAGTAGGAATCTTACCAGCCAGCTTGTTAAGAGCAATTCTTGTACCAGCAATAATAAGGTTAGAATAGCCACCAGCAGCCATTACCTTATCAGCCATAGCAAGTACGCCCTCAGAATCGTTACAAGTAGCTGTGAAATCAGAAGGAACAGCGTTTGTTACGTTGCTAAACTGAGCATAGATTCTGTCTTGAAGTGCCTTATTAACGGACTTATAAATCTTATCCATTACCTTATCAAGATGTGCTACGCCTGTGTAGAAACGCTCAATTTCCTCATAAACGTGAATCTTAATCCACTCTTTCGGGAGTTTGATTTCCTCGCCAATGTCAAGGCTCTCACGGTCTGTATCCCAATAGTTACCTGAGAACTTAGCTGTTGAGAGAAGTCCACCCTCAGCATACCAAGCACTCTCGTCACCGAGATTACGATACTTAACGTCTACAAATGCGTCACAGAAAGGAGAGTCAAATACATTCTCGGAAATCGCAACATTAACAATCTGCTCAGTAATCTCGTAAATAAGAATCTCATTTGCTCTGATTGCCTGATAGAAAGTACGTCCACCAAGAATATCGTCCTTAATCTTCTGTCTAAGGTCGGTTTCAAGGTCTTTAACTGTTACACCATCTTCAAGTGTATAGTCGAGTCTTGCAAGGTCAAGTGCAAGATTGAAGCACTGCTGAACCTTCTCCTGAGCGTCAGCAGATTTTACACTAAAATTATACATAATCTTTACCTCCTTATAGTCTATTACGCAAGAGTAGTTACTCTTACTTTGTACATAGTACGAGAATAACCATAGTTATTAGCTGTGGTTACAAGTGTCGCACCAGCGATTCTCGTTGACTCAATTACACCCTCCATAACGGGCGAAGAATTTGAAGCGGTAGCCGCTACAACGAGCTTACCTGTAGTGCTGTCAATAGTTACAAACTTATCCTTAGCTGCGTCAGCCTTTGTAGCTGCGGTGAAGCCGTCAGCAGAAATAGAGAACTTATCGCCAAAATTAACGATTCTCGCTCTAAATACTGTACCAGCAGGAATAATATACTTATCTTTTCTCTGATTTGTAATCTTAGAAGTATCAGCGTCCCAAGCCGGATTATCGGCAACGATTACCTGTTTGCCAGCAGATGTACCCTTAACAAAGTTATATACCTCGGTTTCGCCAGTAGCAAGACCGTCAGCATATCCAAAAGTACCATTCTCAATATCTGTAGCAGCTACTACGCTGATAATGTCACTATGAAATGTGCTTTTCATATTTGTTGACTCAAAAACTGCATATGCCATATTGTTTTCCTCCTTATAAATAAAATAACCACCCTTAGTTAAGGGTGATTGCTATGTCGTATCCGTTTTTGTTTCAATTAGTGCTTGTGAATTACACCATATCTTTCGCTATAAACATATTTACTGTCGGTGCAATCTTCATCATCGTTGATTCCGAGAGAATTAGTCTGTGACTTCTTACCGAAATTCTTAGATAATGTAGCGTCCGTGTAAATACTATTACAACGATTTTTAATCTCATCAAGAGAGAGATTAGCCTTGTTTCTCTGCAACTCAATGAAATCGGGATTTTCGCCAATTATATTGACGAACTTTGTAAATACTGCGTCCTTAGCCGCCTCTAATTCAACTTCACTACGTTTCTGTTCATCGGCTACATACTGCTCGTATTTAGGTTTAATTTCACCAAGTTCATTTACAATAGACTGATATTTAGATTCAAGTTCATCATATTTAATCTTTAAATCTGAATACTGAACCTGATAATCGGTACTGCCGTCACCATCGCCATCGCCACCATTTCCAGTATTATCGCCTGTTTTGGTGGTGTCGGTGGTTTCAGTTTCGGTATTAGTAGTGTCGCCACCATTAGTATCACCATTTGTATCATCGCTACCTGTAGTGTCGCCATTACCATTGGTTTCAGTATTGGTAGTGTCATTACCATCGCCAGTATTATCACCAGTCTGAACCTCGGTAGAATCATTAGAATCTGAACCAGTATTGTCATCACCAGTATTCTCAGTCTGAGTATTGGTGTTGTCGCTACCCGTGTTGTCGGTTTCAGTCTGTGTACCGCTTTCCTCGGTCACAACTTCCTCAACAACAATCTCAGTGACATCTTCTTTGTCTACCTTCGGTTTCTTGTTTTCAACGTCAGCCATTTCCATTCCTCCTTTTTCAAGATTTTCTTTAAGTTTTGCAAACTTAGTAAATTTATCATTTATTTCACTTTGCATTTCCTTTAAGAAATCTGCCATTGTGAACTTCGTATTATTAATCACTACGGAAGAATTTATCATAGCTGGCTCATATTGGTCGCCCAAGATACAAGCCGCACGAAAAGAAAACTTAGTGAATACAAACAATCCATTTTCATTAATATAGCCATCAACAGGATTGGTTTCTTCTCCTGAAAATTCACTATCTTCGGGATTCCACAATTCCATTGAATGACCTTTACGAAAATCTCTCTCCATTATCATCTTACTGTCTTTAAACATATTCCACAGAAGACCCTCAACGACAAGAAATTCTCGCTCATAACCATCGTCACACATTACAGTTTCAAAATGTGCATTATTATCTCCATTAGATACAATAACGCCGTAGGGAACACCGAGATATTTTTCCTCGTAATCTCCCTTACTATTACTTATAATTACATAACGATGGTCTGAAAAATCTTTTTCTCCAAATTGATTTTCCTCAATAAAACCTACAATCGGTATGTACTGCAAAGTAGGTATAGCAGTTTGAACAACCTCTTTTTCAAATACACTACCATTGTAATTTTGCCCCAAGTGCATTAAGAAAATTTTTACTTTAGTAAATCTTGTATCATTTGAATCAATACTTTCAATCTTCTCAAATCGCACAGGGAACTTCATAAATTTATTTATATAATTTTTACTAACTTCCATTTTCTTTTACCTCCTATCTATCAATATTACTATCTGCGTCAGCGGTTATTTCTCCGCTTTCATCTAACAATTCACCTTTCGACTCATTGGTAGGTCTACCCACATTATTCGCCGTTGAATTATAAGAAGAAGATAGAGGTGTAAAATTATTTGAAAAGTCGTAAATACTTTTATGTAAAACAAATGACCCCATAATTGTCGCCGGAGTCATATCCATAGAAGCCATCCATTTATCTATTACAGTAGCACCTAAAGTACAAGCGTCTTTATATTTATTAGAAATATCTTTCTTATTAAATATAGTCATATCAAGTAAATAAAACCTAAACATATATGACTGCGTATTATAAGTTTTGATATATCTATTAACCCAACGCTCATATTGTCTATATAAGTCATAAGCAAATCCACTTAGATTTTCTATTGACATTGTAACCGCCGTACCACTTGATGAACCATTAAACAACTCTTTGGTTTCACCCGAAGCGTTATGAATTTCATCTATTGCGTCAGATACGTTATTACGAGTATTATTATTGTTTTGGAAACTAATAGCTTCACCATCAGAACCCAACGTATGTATCATTCCAATGTCATCACTCATACTACTCTTATTTATCTCAGCAAAAGCAGCCAATGTTTCTAACGTCAATAAAGGCTTATCAACAGCAGATGAATCAATAGGTACTTTAATTAAAATAGCTTTATAATTATCCGTTCTCGCTGATTGCAACTTCAATTTCTTATAGGTATCTAAATCCAAAATATCTTGAAGTAAGCCTATTAGCCACGGATATGGATAACTAATATCGTGATTAAGTTTAACGCAAATCTGTTTATCATAATCAGGCTCATACCAAGAACTATAATTTTGTTTGTTCTCCATAGCCTTATGATATTCATTCCACTCTTTACGAACATAATCAGGATAAGCATTGATTTCTTTAGGCGAAATAGCTTGCAGATTGATAATAAAACTATATAATCCGTCTTCTATCTTATGTAACTTCCAATGATTAAATTTAACTCGCTGAATAAAGAATGTATTGTTATTTTCTGCCACAAGACCACAATAAACATCTTGATACGGCAAAAACTTCGCAATTTTCTTAAATTCGTGTTTTAAATTCATCTTTTCAAGTTGCATAATGATTTTTCCATATTTCGCTCTTATGGTATCAGCTTTAAATGAATTATTGCCAACAGCCAAATCAACGCCGAAATTAAACAACATCATATTGCTTAATGTATGATTTATTCTATAGTAATGAGGTGAAATCCTCATTAAACTATTAGATATTTTAATAATCTCTTTCCAATTAGCAGATGGGTTATCAAGTATCTCTCTAATTCTCGTTAGAGAACGTCCACCAATCTTAGGTGATTTTGTTTCGAGAATACCACTATTTAATACATCTCTAATCATAAGTCTTTTGAACCTATTAATATCAATACCTTTACCATTTTTTAAATCAGACTCAAAAGACTTACTATCAGCTTTATAATCTGTATATGTATAAATAGGTATCTCAATTTCTTTATTACTCAATAATTCCACCTCCTTAATAAAAAATTGGTTTATGATTCAATTTACCCAAACTTTTAGCATAGTCATTCGGGTTGAATGATAATCTATTGTTTTTAGCTAATTCTTTTTCAAGTTCATTTTGAACCCAGTAGTTATAAGCCATCGAACTAACACGGTCTTTTCGCATACCAGACCTTTCCCATACTCTCGTATTAGTACCTTTTTGTTCTGATTGTAATGCAATTAACTCGTATATTAAGAACGTAGATTCGAGATAAGAATGTAAATATTCATATTTCTCGAATTTCTCCATCGACTTAAACTCTTTGAATTTTTCTTCCCAATATCTCTCAGCTTCTTGTTCGGATATAGGTAGATTTATTTTTCCTTGTTGGAAAGCACTTCTCAACAAGTTATATATATTACTATTAAATTCAGCGTTAGCCTTAACAGCCCAAATAGTTTTCGGAGCGTCCGGCACTTTACACTTTTCGGCTAATAATTTATTATTCCTACAGTTTAACGCTGGGTAGAAAACACCCGATTCCTTATCAAACATATCATCAGCAATAAGTTCATATATAGGTAATCCAAGACCATTTGCGTCTATTACCATATCGGTACACTTAAAATATTCATAATAACGTCTAACTTTCAACGCTAAATCATCGCCACGAATATCCTCTATATTTTCCATATAGACAACATTTCCGATATATTTGTTACTTGAAGTAGGAATCGCACTATTAAGAATAATCGAACTTGCGTCATTATTATGCTTTTTAGAACCCATAAGGGCTATATCTAAGCTAATAATTCTTCTTTCGTTCGGTAATAACTCAGGTACTTTCTTATATTTACTTGACACACCGCAAGTAGCTGGATATAAAACTTCTTTGAGTTTTCTGTTCGGTATGATTTCATCATATTTAAAGAATGCACCAGCTTTGTCACCTTGCCACATACAACCCATTTCCATAGCAAATGACATTTCGTTAAATGTAGCTTCTGACATTTCATCTTTAACTTGCTCTCGGTCTAATAAATGTGATTTAATAGCTATTTGATAAGGCAACGCACACATAAAGAATCCCGAATTTAACTTCAACATATTTGCATAATAAGAACGAGCCAATTGATAAGACCAATGACTCGTGTACCACGCAGATGACATATAAAATTCTTGGTTTCTTTCGATAAGATGTGCGTATTCAGGTTTATTTAAGTAATTCGGCTGTCTTGGTGCTGTTAAGAACTTTTTAAGTACCGTCTGCACGATTTCAAGCGGCACCATTCTAAACTCATCAACAACAATAATATTTGCTCTCTCGTGTCGAGCATTATCATTGGCTGTTATGATTTTTAACCAAGAGCCATTTTTTAGGTTAATATGAGGATTGTTTATAGCCGTAGACCAATCTTCAATCTCATATCTAAGATTCTCAGAACCCCAGCCATAGTTTTTCATAAAATCTGTTGTAATCTTTGTCAGAACTTCCATAGCCTGACCTTTTGTACCCGAAGCTATAATAATCTTAGTTTTCGGATATAAAATCATTTTGACTAAACACAATAACGCAACAAGATAGGTCTTGCCTTGCAATAGTTATTATCCGTAAGTTTTTTATCTTACGCTCTGAAAGTTTCCTTTATTTTCATCGGTTAGTTAATTCTAACCCAGTTTAGCATATATTTTCACCTTCGACTTTACGTTAAGGGGAGAAGACTCGTGGAGGTATTTTATTTATTCAACCTCTATGCGTTACGGTGACAATTAACCTTTCGTAATCTAATTGTTTACCTCGGTATTGACATATTAAATAACTTAGTTTTTACCGATTTTCTTCTCTTGTTTTCTATATATTTCTATATAGCGAAGCCATAATTAACCTCGACTGGCAAGGTACATATTATAATTATTGTGCATAAACTCATATAAAAGTATCTGCTGAAAATCCTTTAAAGTTACATTTAAAAAATCTTTTACAAATCTTTGAGGATTCTGTCTATAAAATGAAGTCCAATAAGCTATTCCTTCCATAAGTCTTTCTGATTTACGGGATAATAACTCATTTTCACTCAAATTATTGTCGGATACCATTTTTGATAATGGTACTGTTTTTGTACAAGCAAGTAATTGTTCTGACATAAAATCACCTACTCGTTTTCTAATTGTTTACCGAAAATAGAATCAAATAACGCTTCTGAACTCTCTGCTGTTTCGTATTCGGGTTTATCAACAGTATATTGTTTCATATAATCGTCATATAAATGAGAAGTGGCTTTCTCAACATCAAGATTCTTAGCGGTATGACCTTTATAAAATACATCAATCATAAGTCCGATACCGTCTACGTCTTTAAGAGCCTCGTCAACTTCCGGCACAGGTCTGTTTTCTTCCCATACATCAATTAACTCACCAAGCGATTTACCACTTGAAAGTGTACTCGCTTTAGTTTGTTTAGGTTGGAGGTTGCCCGAATTAAGCAAAGATTGAAAAGTCTTATCAATTTCTTTCGTATCTCTGCCATCTTTCTCAGCTTTATAATGTTCAAGCTGATTAAAAGCAATTCTCTTGAAAATTTCCTCTTGTGCTTTCGTTTGACATTCGTGTCTTGAAGTCCAATCATCGTACTGACGTTGTAAGAATTGATACTCGCCTTTAGAAAATCCTTCACCGAAGAACGCTCTCGTCTTATCATCTACGCCCGTAACTCTATCAGCAACAGAGCCGACTACTTTATTATCACCATCAACAATAACCTTTTTTCCGATTGTAGTTAGGCTGTCATCTCCCATTTTCCGAGCAGATTCTTCTTCTAACGTATCGTCAAATGTTTTGTTTTTGTTGGCTCTACTTCGGCTAACAAATAAATATTGAACGATAAGAGTAGCACTTTGACTACCAGCCATTTTCTTCTTATACCAAGAAGTTTCAGCAGAATCAAAAACACCATCACTATAATAAATGTTAAAAATACTACATATTTTTCTTATCGCTAATTTCTCAGGTCTTTCATTTTTATACTGTGCATAACGACAATTATCATCCTCGTAAAACCTTAAATAATACTCATATAATTGTTTAATGCACTCAGTACACATAGGGATATTGCCATCATAATGCCCCCAAAGTAAATTGTTGGTTGACGCTGGGGCTTTTAACTTCATCTCAGCACCACAATTAACACAGGTAGTTTTTCTTAAATCTTTCTTAATAGGCAATATTTCACAACCTTTCCCTCATAAAAGTGTAGCGAACCCTTAAAAGTTCGCTCATAAAAATGTAAAAAATGAAACACGGACTGATATAATCAGCCCGTTTTCTCAATCTATTCTGCGAAAATATATATCGCTGCAACTAAATTGCATAAGTATTTTTGTAAAAACACGCAAGAATTGCGTATTATTTGGTTATAAGACTCGCAAGAGTATTGTTATTTATTATTTTTGCGTATTTACGCATTTTTGTCTTCTGTATTAATTGTTATAACTTTGGATTTGTCTTGAATCAAGTTACCGTCATCATCCTGACAGATAATAGCAAATCCCGATTTCTGCGGTGGTAATAATCTACCGTCCACATAATTCATTTTCTTTACATCTGCAAAAGCACCTTGCTCAAACAACCTAATATAACCTTTTGAACTATCACCAACCTTGTGAGTATGTGCCATAACAACACAATCAAAAGATTCTCTATAGGTATCTTGCAAATAATCTTTTGCTTTATCAGCCGTGGCAAGCATACCTGAACGATATGCAAGCGGATGAACGAAAAACGTCTTTCCGATACGGCACTTCCAATCGTCTACATATTCTATTTCTATATCTTCAAATATATCTTTAAGTGGCTCATAACTAATCTTAGCACCACACCTTTTATCGTAATGCTTAAAGCCATCTACAAAAATCAACTCTAAAGAAGTGTCGGGCAAAAGTTCTAATACATCTGAATCTAAATTCTTTGAGAAGTAATTAGCGAACCTCTTATCGTGGTTTCCGTAATTACATACTACTTTAGTAGGTCTTAAATAATTAATCAACTCAATTAAATATTGTCTGCCCTGTATTATTTCTTCCATTGGAGATATACGATATTGTTTACTGAATTTTGATAATGCTTGACAATCAACTATATCACCGTTTAACTGTAAAATATCAATCTTATTTCTATAATCTTTTAACAGTTCGTAATTAAGCTGAAAGGGGATATGTAAATCCGATATAGAAAGAATCGTCAAAGCAACTCCGTTTGTTTTCTCAGCTTCTATAATCTCAATTAACCGTTTCATACCATACATACGTTTCCGTACTTCTGATTCATTAAAACAGTTACCCTCTCCAAAAAGATATTCGCTTAATTCTTCGTAAGGTCTTTCCTCAGTCTTGGAAATCAATTTGTTATAAACTAACTCTTTGACTTCCCGATATGTTATATCCATACTTATCACCCCTTTCTCTAACGAAGTATGTATATTTGGCTGAGATGGTGGGATTTGAACCCACGAAATGCAGGAGTCAAAGTCCTGTGCCTTAACCTCTTGGCGACACCTCAATATGTACCCGACTGTTAAAATCCGATTAATATATCGGATTTCAACAGGCAAGTATGAGTACAGAATAGAAAAAATAAAAAAAAGAAACACATAGCACATTGTTTATGCTTTTATCGCACACTCCCTACTGGAAATGTGCGACTTTTTATAAAATCGAGTTTCCCCGATATTATACATTTTTATCCACCCACAATAGAAATATCATTTATTCCTTCTTTAAATCGTCTTGACACATTTGCTTTAATTGCAATCCTTTCGGGTACATAGATACCGCCGGTCTTAGAAATACCAGTTTTCTTATATTTCGGCTTTTTGTATCTACATATAAGTTTTAAGCCTGTGAACAAGTTAATATCAAGTTCGTTATTAGCGTCAACTCTCTGCGAAATCTCTCTCGCAATTATAGTTTCTACTGCGTCAAAAACTAATTTAACCTGTGGGATTTTTACCCTTGATTCTCTTGCAACGGCTTTAATTAAATCTTTCTTATTTATAATAGTACGAAATTTCGCACCTTCGGGTAAAACATTTTCATTTTTATCAGTCAATAAAAATTCCTCCATTCTATTAAAACCGTTCTTTCTCTTTCCCTTAAATAGATATTTCGGGTATATGCGTGTACCATTATTTTCGGTACACCTCAAAAACGGTCTATGACGATATTACCATTATTCTTTGTTTTTTTGGATTATAGTGTGGTCGTGTAAATTGGCTGATTTTTTGATATTTTTTGCACATTTTTCACATCTTTTTATGGTAGTAGATTTAATACCAGCATAAAACCAATTACCACAATCAACGCATTGTACCGACTTTCTTTTCTGTTTAAAATACTTTGTTAAGTTCTTATAAAGTATATCTCCATAGCACACCCACAGCAAAACCTTGTGTCTACTATCTCGGAGTTTATACAAATACAAAACCAAAATATCTGCGATTTCTTTATTTGAATATCCAAACTTAGATAATTCAGATTTTACCTGTTTAACTATACGGCGATAAATAACATCTTGACGAACATTCGCTTTCGTAGTCATAACCCTATAGACGTTTATCATATTTTTGTTGAGTTTAAAATAAAACTTCTTATTAAGTTCATTAAATTTCACTATCATCGGGTCAGTATTGTTTTTATCAACTTTACCGTTTGGTAAGAAAGATACATTACAAGTTTGCCCTATATTGCTCATAAGGTATCTATAATCAGGTTTTTCTAACTTCAACTTCCGAAACTCAAAACGAGGATTGATAAACAAATCGTCAAATTTATTTACAAGAGAATCGGTTTTATCATCTACTTGCCAATCCTCTTTATCTTTTGCGTATTTAAAGAAATGAGGAAGTGGTACATTTGTCAGTTCACATATTTTATCGTGAACCTTTTTCGGACGTTCAGGCTTATATAGAGTTTTAGCGTAATCAATTACAAAATTATTCTCCATACAAAGCAACTTAATTATATTAATTGCGTCCTGTCTTTCTTCATTAGTACCGTGCAACATCGTATTTGAGTTCCATATCTTTGAAATATTGTTACTGTAGATTCCAATATTTCCACCTGTGAAAGCTGCGATTAAGCCCTCAAATATACTTTCCGTAGTTATAAAGATAGGCTCTGCTTTACGCATATTGTAATAAAGAGGTACTATATCATATTTTTTCTGCACTCGTTCTGCTATATTAATTATCGTTTTATCTGTTAATACGAGCGATTTATCTCCATCAACCAACTTGTCATATGACAAGTTAGACTATATCATAGCCATATCATTTCTGACTTAGGCTCTCGGCACTTCCACACAAGGAATTTCGCCTTGTATGTACTCTACTTGGTTACTCTTTGTAAACCCATACGGTCTACAAATACCCTTTCGATAGTCGTTGCACTTTTTAAACTTAGCACAGGATTCTACCCCTGTTAGCACGACTTCTAATTATCATTTCCTATAATTCCTCAACGTAAGCCGTACACCTCGTAATTACGAGTTCACCGAGTTTTATATCTCTACGTTTCCGCAAAGTTCGACATTAAAGGTCATCGAATTGGAGTATCTTACTTATACAATCTTTACAACTTGTATAAACAGCGTCAGTATCAAACCACTCTCTAATTTTTTCTTGTCGCTCTAAATTATCTTCTTTAGTGACCGCTATGTTCTTTCTAATAGCGTGTTCAAAAAATAGATGTGGCGACCGTAAACAATCAACCTTATCAGCTTTTCTAAATAACCAACAGAATACTTCTCCGTCATCAAGTAAACCGTTCGGATTACTATTATTCAAAAACCAATATTCGCAAGCTGCGTAGAAGTCAGGTAAAATAAAAGTATATTTACCCTTAACTTTTAATTTTCCGGCTTTAAAGCGTTTCACCATACTTGTTTTGATTTCTCTTAATAGATTCTTAACATACTCATCATTCAAAAGTTCGGGATACATTTCAACCGACCTCTGAAAATAAGTCATATCGTGATTATATGGCGTAATACCCAAAGCGTTCTGCATACCACCCACAGTATTTGTCATACTATTAAGGTCTTTTAAAGACGATTTTGCTATCTCAGTTATCTCGTCATCAGTAGCGTCAATTAAAGTCTGTAGCATTTGATAATTAATGGAAGCGTCTTTAATACAATCTTCTTCGGGATTGGTATACCCAGCTTGACATTTATATTTTTTGAAGTTATCTCGGTACTCTTTCCAATTCAAATAATACTTTCCCATCTTGAATTGACTTTTTGTGAAGATAACCTGTATATCTTCTTTTATAATATCGTGTTCAACACCGTAAATATCAACAATCACAGGAGAAGCATTATTTACTTCAATAAACTTCTTGAAATCAAAAGGAGTAATCAAACCCTTGACCCACGGCAAACGCACCATCATATTTTTCTGTTTAACACCGAAAGCATTTGGTAACATCATACCAGCACCGTCCGTATGAGTTATTGGTATTAAATCAGTTTTACGTTCGACTTCATATGTTTCATCATTAACAAAATCATATGTAGCAAGTACATTGGTTTCAAAGTCGTCTATTACGATTGTTTTATCAACGTCAAATTCCTTCCAAATATCTGTAGCACTATTCGTAAGTGCGGTATAAGATAAATGTTTATTCGGGATATTACCACCCTTTTGATTGATAATATCTGTAGTAAGACCACACATAAGTGTCTTCTCGTGTGCTTTCAATATACATTCCTTGATAAAAACACATTTCTTAGTTCGTATCTGTCCGGCTGAGGAAGTATAGTAAACATATTTCTCACCATTAAACTCAAATCCAAAATAAATCAAGTCTTTGAGAATATCAAAGAAGTATATCTGCACTACCATAAAATTATCAGTCAACTCATTTTCTTCGATTCCGATAGTCCGTATAAGAGTTGACATAAACACAGAAATAATATTCTTATCATTATTAGTTTCCTTGTCATCTGATATTCTCTTAACGCTCTCAGGTCGTAAAATTCGTTTATGGTGAGTACCGTTATGTAAAATGTTAGTTTCAACTTTATTATGAAGTAAACTCAATAATTCCTCTTTTGTAGACTTAATTAATTCTCGTTTATGAGCAATCAAAGAGATTGTTTTTAAGTAATCCTCAATCAAATCAACAAAGATTTCCTTGTATTCTGCAATATTTGGATTTATTATTCCGCATAATTCATAAAGTTCCGATACATTATCACACTTATCAAATGCAGATAAGTCCTCAATCTTGTATTTAGCAAATTCTTTTTTAAGCAGCTTAACTTTGTTTTTCAAAAACTTCCGTTCAGCTTTCAGTTTATGATGTTGATTATGTAGTCGTAATTCTCGGTTTGAGTAAAAGTCACCTGTATCAACAGCATAAATATCTACTTGTGTATCAAGCGAGATAATCACCTACTTTCGTTATTATTCGCATTGTTTAAATAATAAAGCTAATAAACTTCATTTTCTTCTAAATATTTAAAGAACTCCCGACAATAAGACTCAAAATTATTTTCTTCGTCTATATCGTCAACCCCCGATTCTAATACTCTATCATCAGACGGGGGATAAAAGTCTTGTTCCGTTAATTCATATCTCCCTATTTTTCATCACCGCCTTTAGTATAATATCTATTTTATTGTTTACCTCAGTCTTATAATAGTCTTCTCCGATAGCATAAACCTTTTCTTTTTCACGTTTCTTATAATTAGTAAATAATGTTGTTACTACTTTTTTATCGTAAACTCTGTTCCTGATTGTATATCTTACATTCTTATTGAATCTCTCAGTATGCAATATTTCAAGGTCTTCAAGTTCTTTACAACACCGTGATACTGTTTGTCTTGTAAATGGTAGGTCTTCGCTTAAACTATCAAAAGATGAATTATAACACTCGGGGTAATTCTTCTTATAATCATCAATACTATCTGTGTACATTGTTATCATTTGAGATGGTCTTCGAGGAATATAATCTCGTATAAATAATAAGCAAATCAAAATCTTGCTCAGAGTGGGTTTGTTTTCGCCTTTCTTACGATTCCTGTTATATTCGATGATTTTTAATAACTCATCTCCATACAACAATACATACCTGTGTTTATTTGCGATGGTTCTCTCATAATGAAGTTTAGCGTTGAATCTGATATGTATTTTTTTCTTATATGTAACCTTGTCAAGTTCACAACCAATATATCCCATCTCTTTTAGCTTCTCTATAGCCTCAACCATTTTCTGCGGAGTAGTAGATTGACTAATAGTTGAATAGTTGCTCGGATAACCCAAGAACTCTATAATATCATAAACAGATAAATCCGTTTCATTAAGCATATTCTTATAAACGCAAATAACCAAAAATACTTCAACGAGTTTTATAGTGTTTTTATTCTCATATGCTATATCCGAGGGAATAGGAAAGATATTATACGCAAACTCACTTGGGTCGTAAATCTTTATTGCATTATCATATTCATACACGCTATTTTTGATTTTCTTTTTCATCACAAACCTCTTTCTTTAATATTTAAACATTCTCGTCTACTTATATTATAGTTAGAAATTCAAAAAATGTAAATACCTTTTTATTCTTTTTAAGCAAAATAAAGCAAAAAAGTTTATGTTCTCCCTAACTACTACATAGAAACATAGGTTTATTTTCATAACTTCAAAAAACAGTAGTGTCTTAGGAGGTAGTTAAACTTAACGATATACTAATAATAATATCTAAAAGAATACTTACCACGCTTGCAGCGTGTTTTTTTATTATTGTTCGTAAAAAGAATTTTTCGTAGTTGCGTATTTAAAGGACTATCAATTTAAAAAATATAGGATTTTAAGAATATAGTATTTCAGCAAATACGAGTTTTTTGAAATAATAAATTCGGAAGATATATTCGATTTACAGATTTGAAGTATGACAAATTTACTTTATAAATTTGAGATATAACAAATTTACTTTATAAATTTGAGGTATTCTATTTTACAAATTTGAGAAATACGGTAATTCGTAAAATACACATCTTCGTAAAACACAAGTTTGTGTTTATATAATTAAGAACCAAAACTAACATACAGGTGTATTTTAATTTCGGAATATACACATAAAGCTATGATTCTAAGATAGAGTTTAACTTTTAAAGGAGTAAAAGTATATTTTCAATTTATTCATTAGTTTAGATTATGACTAAGATGAATTATATGATGATTAAATTAGAGAGAGTAAGAAAACTAAATCAAATAGATTTAGAAAGAACAAAATCATAGTTTACCAAAATATAAATGAGTAGATTACTAACGAAGAACTACAACTATCAAAGAACAGAAACTATTACGGTTTACATTCACTTCGCTACGCTCGTTCACTCAACCGATTTCTCTTTTTTAAAAGTTTAAGTTCTCTAAAACTATCTTTACTAATACACGTTATTCCTTAAAACTCGTAATTTAGTAGAGTTCTATTTTGATGTATTTTGGTTTTTTTGTACCAAAAAGACTTGTAATTAAAGAAGTGAAATATACTAATGGTTATTAGTTTACTAAGGACGTAAGATATTAGAATTTAGCTTATATAGTGGGTTATCGAATTAGATTAGTGTTAAGAATACAGGTTTGTAGGATTTAGAGATATTTGTATTGTTATATAGTAAAAATGTAGTGTTTATGGGAGTTTTGAGGGATTTAGATGGAGAAGGATAGGTTTATAAAGAGGGTGAGTATAAGTAAGGACGTTAGATATGAGAGATATGAGATTATATGGGTTTTTGGATATTCGGGTTTGGAGTGGTATGGAATGGTTTTAGGGTGGTGATAGAGGGCGATTTGAGGGGTAAAATGAGGGTTTGTTGAGTTGGGAGAGGTGTTATTTTGGATAGGGGAATTGAGGGGTGAGAAGGGAATTGAGGGAGGTATTGTGAGAGGTTTGGGAGAGAGAGTTTTTTGGGAGTGTGTAGAGGGAGTAGGTTACCTCACTTTTTCGATTATTTTTCGGTTTAGATTTGTAAAATGGGGGCGGTTTTATGTAGATTTCAAGCGATTTTTTGAGATTTACTGAAAAATGCGAACTTATATAAAAAGTTCTCATTTATTTTGAGGTTTACAAGCTGATTTTTACGGCGGTAATAATCAAAAAAGCTGTGAAAATCGGTAATAAATGCGAACTATTGAGAATATCTCATTTAAAAGCTGAATAATTAAATGCAAAAATTAAATGCGAACTTTTCATTTTTTCGCATTTTCTCGGTGATGTGAGCATTTATGAAAAATTTTATATATCAAAATTACACAAAAACAGTTAAAAAAACTCCCCTCATAACTATACAAATTTACCAAACAACTAAACATAACATAAACTAACAAAAATTATTATCCTCTTTCCGCTTTTTCTCTCCTCTCCTTCCTCCTCTCCTCTCCGTCCTTCTCGTTATTATTCTTCTGATTTACTTTTTTTCTGTCTTATACTCTCAAAAATTCTCAAAAATTCCCTTAAAATCTCAAAAATTCCCTTATATTATCGGCTTTGTTAAGGTTTCAACCCTTTTTCTATCCTCTCCGCTGTCCTCGTCTGTCCGTCTTATTCTGAGCCTTTGCCCTCCGTCCTGTCCTCGTCTTACTGCTCCGACGGCCGTGAGCCTTTATCCTCTCCGCTCTCTGTTCTCGCTATCGCTCCTCGCTGTTCTCCTCCTCTGTTGCTCCTCCTGTCCTCTCGTCCTCCGTCCTCTGCTCCTCTCCTCTGTTGCTCTGTCGTTCTCTCCGTCCGTCTATCAATATATAAACATTTAGATATATAACAGTAGTAATATATGATAGTCTGATTCCGTTTCCGTTGGAGCCGTGGGAGGTTTTCTGTTCCTCGGTTCTCGGTTCTGATGTTCCGCTGATGATGTTCTGTTTGTCCTCGGTTTATCTTCTCGGCGGTCGTTCCTCGGTCGCTCTCCTATAAATCATACTACCATATAATAATACAATACAACTACAAAAAACGCTATACAATAGCTTTCTTTTGCTTTCTCGTCCTCTGTATGACGTTTTTATATCGCATTAATGAAATTTATATTACTGATACAAAAATCGCTTACAAGTCAAATAAAAGCAAAATAAGACTATATAAAAAAACAGAGTAGTAATTATATATTACTGCTCTGTCTGTCTATCTGTTGTTATTATCCTGTTGTTGCTCTGTTGTTCTTCTCTGCTGCCGTGTGTCGCTCGTTTCCTTTTATATTGCCGTATAACAAACGAAAATAAAAATAATATACTTTCATTCCCTCGGCGGTTTCGTTCGTCTGTGGCTCTCCTGTAGCTTGTATTGCTTATTCTGTGGGCTTGTCTGTCCTTATTCTGATTTATTGGTATGCGGTTACGGCTCGGCGGTTTCGGCGGTCTGTTCTGTGGTTTCCTCTGTGGTGCTGATGTTCTCCGGCTTGTACTCGTCAACGGCTCTAATAATAAGCTGTGCAATACTGATATTGTATGCTTTCGCTTTTGCTCTGATTGCTTCCGCTTCCTCCGGCTTTATCTTAATACTAACGTTTTTATAATGTGCCTTTGTATACTTGTTGTTTGCTCTTATCCTTGCCGCTGAGTTCTTCCGCTTCTCTGTTTCTTTTTTGTCATAATACACAAAAAAACCTCCTATTCTTTTTACATATTGCACAAAAACTATTATAACACTATATATTGTGTTTATATATTTCTATACCACTATATATAGTATGTCAAAATTCTGTAATTCGTCTATTGTAATATATTTGTACAATATGCACAATTATATACAATTCGTCTATTGTACGTTTGTGTAATTCGTCTATTGTATTTTTCTGATATTCTGATATAATATAGTCAAGATAAAGAAATCAAAAACCTTTTCAAAGGGTATTAAAAACCTTTTGAGCCTTTGAACCTTGAAAATTGAATGAACGGTTTATATTAATCGCTTTTAATCTACTGAGCATTGACGTAATCGCACATTTTATTGTGCTTGTCCTTCGGCTCGGAGATTATCAAAACTTGTGACTATGTAATTATAACAGCTATGAACCTATAAATTAAGTTTAAAACGGCTTTATTATTAAAGTGTCAATGTAATTTCATTACCTATGATTTATCGGTTTAACTTTAAGACGGCAAGGCGAAAAAATCCGGTATATTGAAAAGAATAGCCGGAGCGTTAATATAATGTCAAACGTCAAAAAATCCCTTTAAATTCTACGGTATACCGATAACAGATATTATATCATTTATCGGTCATACCGTCAAGGGCTGATATATTCAGCTTTTGACGGTGTGAATACATACCAAAAAATGAATTTTTTAAAAGGTGGTTTTAATTATGACAAATTATGATTATTATGTAGCAATGTTCGATGACATCAAAGACACAATTCAAGACGGTTACTATGACGAAAAATTACTTGAATTTGTCGATAATGGCGAAATCGACTTTGAGGGTATTACAGAGATGTTACACGATGAGTTATGGATTGATGACGGTGTAACAGGTAATGCAAGCGGTAGCTATTACTGCAACAGCTACAAAGCTAAAATGGCTGTTATTGATAATGAGGACTTATTACAAGACGCTCTCCGTGAGTTTTGCGTTGAGCCGGAAACGATAACAGAACATTTTATCAATGGTGATTGGGAATATTTCGATGTTACAATCCGCTGTTATATTCTCGGTGAGGTAATTGCCGATGTAGTCGAAAATTGGCTTGCTGATTATCTTAATCAGATAATAAAAAATGCTTAAACCTTTAACCGCTGCCCGCTTTTCATAAGTGGGTGGGGTGTTGCTGATTATCTATTTAATTATTTTAGCAAGGGAATAAAAAATTCCCTTGTACCTTCCCGATGTAGTAACCTTGGCGATGGTGGGAGGGCTTACGCTTATTCAGATAAGTAAACTAATAACTACAGAGAATTTGAAAGGGGGTAAATCTGATGTTTGTTGACTTTTCAGAATGTCGTGAAAATCTGTATATTTTGGAATTTGAAACAGGTGGGCTACATATTAGCAAAATTCTGTTAGATGTTCCGAAAGAAATGTATCAGCATTTTGACGAATTGAAAAAACAAGCGGATGATTTAGAATACGGAACTAAAATTCATATTGAGAAATAGTTTTGTGTTCGGTATTGGTCGGCGGCTCCGGCTCCGGTCAATATCCCCTTTTTTAATAAGCAAAAGAATTTTTTTAAGAAGGTAGGACAAATAGGAATGATTTTTTTAAAGGTGATTACTTTTTTGGCTCTCTGTGCTATATGTTAGTGTAAATTCAAGGGCGCGGCGCAAGGCTGTGCCCTTTCTGAAATGTGGCTATACTTTGTATAACGGTTGCAAGCCCGTATAAACACAGAGCACAGAATTTTAAGGATTTAGGGAGGCTTTAAGTATGGAAGTAAAAATTTACGAGAGCTATAAAAACGAATTTGAAAAGCGAATGGAAAGTTTTGCGCGCAAGTGTAAAAAGTTCAATTTGCCCTTTGAATATAGCTTACTCCGCGAAGAGTTCAAACTTGTTTATTACAAACAACGCTGGGACGGGAGCGGCTGGGGCACGATTATTCTCGACGCTAACGAGACGGAAAAAATCAAAGAAGCCGAGGCGAGCGGCGAATCGCTTTACCCTTATAAAGTTTACGTTTATGAGGTTGAGGACGTGACCGCGAAGCTCGACGGAAATTTTGATATTCTGGCTATGGTTGAATATACGGACAACGGCAATATAATTCATACTTTGCACGACGGCGCGGAAGTTCCTAAAAAGTACAGGACGACCGAATGTTATTGCGACTATTGTAAAACAAATCGCTGGCGGAAAAATCTGTTTATAATCCAAGACAAAAACAACGGCGATTATAAGCAGGTCGGCTCTAATTGTATGAAATATTACGGCTGGGGAATCTCGGCGGAAAAAATAGCAAAATTAGTTGAGACACTTTCCGAAATGCTCGTGTATATGGACGAGGCGCAAGAATATGGCTTTAGCTATTCTGAATTTGGCGGAAAACGTATCTATTTTGATATTAGAGAAGTTTTGTGTTACGCGCTCGGCGTTACGCGGAAAATTGGATATTACAATTCAAAAGCGGATTTACCGACAAAGAACATTGTTAAAATGCTGTGTGACGAGGAGTCAGAACAGCAGCGGCTCGACCGCCTTAATCGTTGGTTAAAAGCGGATATATTCGACGGAAAATTTGAAGATTATTTCAACTTTGCCGACTCGGAAATTGACGCGATAATCAACTATTATCAAGCGCAAGAGGCGACAACGGACTTTATAAACAATATTCAAGTTATGCTTCGCGCTGGCTACGTAAAAGAAAACAACATCGGTTTTATAGCGTGCTTACCAAACTGTTACTTTAAAGCGATTGACAAGAAAATCGAAATTGAAAAGAGGCAAGCGGAAAATTTGACTTTTGAACACTTCGGCAAAATTGGCGACCGAGCGACCGTTGACCATATAGACGATGCGCGAATTATCTCAAGTTGGGAGAGCTCATACGGCTATGGACAATGGGTAACGGTATGGCGATTAGTCAGCGGAAAATATGTGTTTATTTGGAAAACATCAACCTCTTATAACAACGAGGATTTTGAAAATTGCAAGGGTATGAATTTCACAGTAAAAGAGCACGGCGAATTTAACGGACAAAAGCAAACGACCATTACACGGGCGAAATTATTAACATAAGGGAGGCGGAAAATTCCTCCCTTATGAGGGAGGTTACTATGGAAATTATTTTAAAAGTAGTCACATTTTTGGCTCTCTGGGTAGCTCTGGGCTGCGTTTTATGGGTAGGATTGCGGTATATTGGCAAACGTCATAAAAACGTCATAAGGGCTATTCTGGGCGAATTATAAAGGAATTAAAGGAGGATAAAATGTTTACTAATTCTATAACAAAAAACCGTAGAGAATTAATCAGAAGCAACGGCGAATTATCCGGTTATTATGCGGAGATTTCAAGTAAAACTAATATTGATACACTTGAAAAGTATATCGAGTTAGATTGTGTTTTGCTTGGCTCTGTAGACTATATTGTTATGGACTATTCAGAAGAAAATTTTGATTATTTGTATCAATGGTATGAAGAAAATTGTGCTATATTGGCAAGTTATGAGGAAATAGACGGACTTATAACCGAAAAAGCACACGGTTTTATAAGACAAGAAAATCCAAATCATAAGGGATTCAGAATATTAAAATAACTATTTCAAGGAGGATTGATTATTGAGCCGTTAAAGCGGATATTTTTCCGCTTTAATGGCTAAGTAATTAATCTTATTACTAATTTAAAGGAGGACAAATTATGGGTTATAGTAAATCAGAGTATATCACAGCTATGATGTGGTATTTCGGTATGAGCAAAAGGCAAGCGGAAAATAGCGTCAAACAGCGTTTAAAGGATTCAAGGACAAATTTTTTAAATGAGATAGTTTACGCTTATAAAACTAATGCTAAAAAAGCATTTTATAACGATTAAGGGAGGACAAACTATGTACGAATACAAAGGATATTCGCCATACGGAGCAGCCGAACAGTTATTTATTGACGGTTTTGTCGGTGATGATTTTAACGGTAATGCAACGGAGTTTTTAATCAAAAGTAAAAAAGCGACTTTTCATATTGTGGATGATAAAAACGCTTTTTTGCGGATTTTTTACAATAATCATAAGGGCGATTTTTACAATTCAAAAATCAATAAATCTTATGATGATGTGGACTTTATAAAGCGATAAAGGAGGACGGACTATGCAGAGGATAAACGATTTGCAACTATGCCTTAAATTTTACAAAGTTTTTACAAATATCGAAGCTGAGATTATTTGTTATTTGTTACAAAACGGTTACACGGTCGGCGGTTATTCTGATTTAGCGGATAAACTCGGTCGAGGTCGTAACAGTAGCGGAACTTTGCCGAACATTAGAAAATCTTGTGTAAAACTCTGGGAGCGTGGATATTTGAATTTATATAACACGAACGGAATTATAAGCAGAACAGCGGAACGAGCCGAACGAGTATGCGGTTTTAACCTTGCGGAAAATTTTGTTTATAAGCTGGATTCAGAGAACTATGTGCAGCCGGAGGAATTGAGGGCGAAAAAGATTAGAGTTAAGGAGGATAAAACAAAACGGACGAACTAACAGAAAAGAAGCTGAGGAACAGGAAGAACGGAAACGAGGTTATTATTGAGCGTATTAAAGGATTTTATTTTCCGCTGATTGCGGAGGAAGGAGCAGACAATGTTTACAGTACAGAGAATGTATAAGGTATTTAGCTTTTCTGAGTTATCGGAAGAAGCAAAAGACAAAGTACGTCAATGGTATTTAGAGGACTGGACGAGGACGGATATTTTTACCGAGGATTGCCAGTATTATTTAGAGAGTTTATTCCCTAATAGTGATTTAAAGGTCGAATATTCGCTAAATTACTGTCAAGGTGACGGACTGAACATTTACGGAGATTTAAGGCTTGATGATGTTATGGAGCATATCAAGGACAATTTTACGGAAAAAGAGTTGAGGTTTTTTAACTGGGTATTCAGAGAGATAGCGGATGAATACACTATGCCGGCGAATGACTGGTATCACTATTGCATATGCGATAGACACTATTATTTAGAGGATGTTGTATGGGAATGTGAAAATAATTATTATAGGAATATTCCTTATGACTTAATAGAGCGATTCGAGGGTTTAATACAAGACTATATGTCGGAGTTATGCGGTCAGCTTGAACAGGACGGTTACAAATGGTTTTACGAGCCGGACGATGAGGAGATTGAGGACTGTTGCGAAGCTAACGGGTGGTATTTTGACGAGGACGGAAACTATTTTATCTTTTCTGAGGACGAGATTGTCAACGAGGATGAGGACGGAATTTCTGTTGAGGTCGAGATTGACACGGATAAATTGTTGAGCAGAGCAAACACGGCAGCCACAGCCTAAAGTGGAAAAATATTTAAAATACATATTTCAAGGAGGTCGGACAAAATGACAAGAGAAACAAAAACAATCCGTGAAGCAGCGGAAGAATGGGTAAGAGAGATGGACGCTATTCAACAGGATATTATATCTACTCTTATGTCGGTTGATATAGATGATTGGACGGAGGTTACAACTCCGAGAGTATGTGATAGAGTATATCATTATGATAGCGGAGAAACAGGCGAGGTTACTAATATCGTAGACTATACGGACGATAATGGCGATGAGTGTTATTATTATGAAATTACACTTGATAACGGAGAGATTATACGAGCCGAGGAAGCGAATGAATTTGAGGTCGAGCGAGATGATTTACTCCCTATGTGGGGCGTTATGTGGAGTTTTCGAGATAGTTGTGACGATTGGTGGTTAGAAGAACAGGACGGAATAAGAATTATGTCTGAGTGTGGATTTAGAGTGTATAATTCATACAAATACGGATATTTCTTTGGTATAGACGGAGCCGGATATAGTTTTTACGATGAGCATTGGATTCCACTTTATAAAAAGCGTGGTTTAAAGTGGCACGATGAGGAGGTTTAACAATGTACGATATTAAAAATAGATTTATACCTATTCAGAGGACAGCTATGGACGGAAAAACGTGGTGGGTAGTGTATGACACTATAAAGAAAAAGTATTCTCCCTTGCTTTGTTTTGGGAAGTATAGGACAAAAAAAGATTGTAGTATAGCTATTAAATATGCTTTAGAAAATTGTTTATGTGCTTAGACAGGAGGTTTAACAATGAAAAAATTTGATATTTACGAAAGCAACAGAGCGTCAGAAAACTATATGGAGAAGATAACAGAGCTAAAACTTGATTTGTTGGATAGAGGTTTACACGTTCAATGGACGGACGAGAATGGAAATAACAGAAGTCGTTTACTTTTTGCGGAGGAAATTTATAAGCTGATTATGCTTTATGATGATGTACTTGAAAGTGATGATAGGTGCGTATATCGACTTGATGAGTTTGCTAAAAAATGTTTAAAGGACACAGGAGCAGATGATTGTGCAGAAATTTATTCATTTGATTTTTAATAACAGGAGGATAAAACTATGAAAAAGTATAATTTAGTATGCAGTAAAGACGGAAATATGGTTGATTATTCAGAGGATATATACGCTGAGGACGAGCCTGATTATTGGACTTGTCAAGAGATAGCAGAGAAACACGGTTGCAGTTTATTTCATATTTTTGAAGCTTAATAGATTTTAATAAAAGGAGAATTTTAATATGTCAGTAAATAAAAAAATTGGAGATAGAGAAGAAATAACGATTGAGATTATCGAGCGTGGACTTAAAGATGACGATTGGCGAGTACGTCAGGCAGCTATGAACGCTTGTAACGGAAAAGATGTTCCGATTGAGATTATCGAGCGTTGGCTTAAAGATGACGATTGTGATGTACGTCAGGCAGCTATGAACGCTTGTAACGGAAAAGATGTTCCGATTGAGATTATCGAGCGTTGGCTTAAAGATGACGATTGGCGAGTACGTCAGGCAGCTATGAACGCTTGTAACGGAAAAGATGTTCCGATTGAGATTATCGAGCGTGGACTTAAAGATGACGATTGTGATGTACGTCAGGCAGCTATGAACGCTTGTAACGGAAAAGATG